TTTGTTAGGTTTATACCTACCAATGATAATTTTCATCCTGCACTTACCGATTTAAGTTTAATTTATATTAGACCACTAAACGATAAGAAGGGGTACATTATGTGTTTAAACCATAACGAATCACTTGGTATAGATAAAATAGAATTACTTGATTGGTTATTAAACCATACAGGTAAATTATGGACATTAGATAAGAAAAAAGCATTACACTGGTTATATCCATTATCAGATAAATTATTCGACGTAAATTTCCTCGAACCTGTTGACATCAAATCGTTAGACAACGCGTGCATTAGCTACTACTATAGCAAGCACAATGCGTTGCCTAACGTTAACTGTTTGATACCAATCAGTAAACATTATGAAATATGTGAGGCGATATTCGACATGGCATTGCCTATTATTAAAAAATATACACTATCTAACGAGGCATTTAGCTTCCAAAATTTTCGTACGACTGATATATTTTATCATATTGAAAAAAACGGCATTAAGGTCGATAAAAACTGCTTTATCGAGCATTATAATGGAAGATTAACAAACCCACAGTTTAATTTATCTCGCAGTAAAATATACACTCAATATAATTTATATACAACTACATCACGCCCCTCTAATACGTTTAATAGTATTAATTTCGCAGCATTAAATAAAGATAACAGCGAACGTATGTGTTATCGCCCTGAAAATGATAAATTCATTGAATTAGACTTTCAGGGGTATCATCCACGATTGATTGGTGAAATGGTTGATTTCCATTTTCCTAAAGATAAAAACACATATGCAATGTTAGGTCAGTTATTAGGCGTAACACAGCAAGAGGCTAAAGAATTAACATTTAAACAGTTATATGGTGGTGTTTGGGATGAATATCAAAACAAACCGTTTTTTAAAGATGTAAACATGTTTGTAGATGATATGTGGGATGAATACCAATATGGGGGTAGATATGTTACTGAAAATAAGATATTTATGCCTGACGCTGATGTTAATAAAAACAAATTATTTAATTACATCGTTCAAAGTAAAGAAACATCAACTAATGTTCAGATATTAGAGTTAGTACTTAGTTGGTTAGAAGGTAAAAAAACAAAATTAGTACTGTATACTTACGATGCGTTTTTGTTTGACTATAGCAATGAAGATAAAGGGTTAATCCAAGAAATAATAAATATGTTGGGTTATCCTGTAAGTGTTAAACAAGGTAAAACGTATCACGGTTTGGAAAAAATATAAATATTTATTATGGAACAAACAAACGAAACAGACTTGAACAAATTATTCTGTACATTCACATCTCCAGCAGATTTGGAAGATACAGTAACTACCATAAATCGCCGTTACGCAATCTTATTTAATAAGATATTCATATTAGAATCTCCACAGAGCGATGAATTAATGTGTACTTACAATATTGACTCGGGCAATACAACTGAAGCTCCGATGGCCAATACTATCCTATTACATCGTAAAAAGGAAACCAATTCATTATATACAATCAATGCTTTAAATACATTAATCAAATCATTGAATAATGGTTATTTAGACAAAAATTACATGGTTGATTGGAACCAATACAAAAATTGTATATTGCTTACTGATGGTCCTAATTTACGTAAGTTAGATACAGCAATCCATAGAATTATAGACTTTAGCAAATAGCTTGGAAGTCAAAAAATAGAATCATAGATTCATTATATATTTTGTGTTCATAGAACACCGTACATTTAAAACATAATAACATGGACTTATCGTTCGTCAAGCAAAAGCTTGAATCAAACGCCAACAAAGGCGCAGGTCGTGAAAAAATCGACTACACAAAGATTTTCTGGAAACCTAAAGCAGGCAAGTACCAGATTCGTATTATCCCAAACAAGTTTAGAAAAGAGTGGCCATTAAGAGAGGTGCAAATGCACTACGGATTCTCTAAGGGACCAATTTTGGCTTTATCTAATTGGGGTGAAGAAGATCCAATTACAGATTTTGCTAAAAAGTTACGTAAATCAGCTGACAAAGATGATTGGCAGTTAGCAAACAAAATCTCTCCTAAAACACGTTATTTCGCTCCAGTAATCGTTCGCGGTGAAGAAAGTGCAGGTGTACGTTTATGGGAAGTGGGTAAATTAGTAAATGATCAGTTAATGGGAATCGCTGCCGATGAGGATTATGGTGATTTTACAGACATTACTGATGGTAGAGACTTTACAGTTGAAGCAGTAGAAGACGTTGTTGCTGGAAGAAAAGGCATCAAATGTACTTTACGCCCTAAAGTAAAATCAACTCCAATTTCTGAAGATGGTGAGTTTGTTACTAAAGCATTAGATGAGCAAACAGACATTTTATCAATTAATCGTAAGTATACTTATGAGCAATTAAAAGATGTATTACAAAAGTGGTTATCTCCTGAAGATGAAACTGCTACAGAGGCAACTCCTACAGTAGCATCAACTGATGATGAAGACGAGTTTTTAAAAGAAATGAATGCTCCAATTCAACCCTACAGTTTAGATGTAACCCCAAGAGCAAATCCTGCTGACAAATTTGAATCACTATTTAACGAATAAAAATGGCTAAAAAAGACAGTTTGACTTCGGTAGTATCCGAGTCATTGAAACAATCATTTAACATTGATGCGTTTAAGAAATCTAAATTTCTAGACCAATCAGTCAAATTTAAACCACAACGTTGGATTCCGCTTTCAAAAGCATTCCAAGATGTACTGTCTATACCAGGTATTCCTATGGGCCACATAACTTTGTTACGTGGCCATAGTGACACTGGTAAAACTACAGCTATGTTAGAGGCAGCCGTTGCTGCTCAGAAAATGGGTGTATTACCTATTTTCATTATTACAGAGATGAAATGGAACTGGGATCACGCTTTACAAATGGGTTTTGAATTAGAACCTGTTGTTGATGAATCAACTGGTGAAGTAATTGATTACAAAGGTTTCTTCTTATATGTAGATAGAGGTTCATTAAACACTATTGAAGATGTAGGTTCATTTGTAACAGATTTATTAAGCGAACAAGCTAAAGGTAAATTACCATTTGATTTATTATTCTTATGGGACTCAGTTGGATCTATTCCTTGTAGATTATCAGTTGAATCTAATAAAAACAATAATGAGTGGAATGCAGGTGCTATGTCTCAAACGTTTGGTAATTTTATTAATCAAAAGATTGTATTATCACGTAAAGAAAATCAACCGTATACTAATACATTAGTTGCTGTTAATAAGGTGTGGGTTGCAAAACCAAATTCACCTATGGAACAACCTAAATTAAAAAATAAGGGTGGTGATACAATGTTTTTTGATTCATCATTTGTAATTACATTTGGTAACGTATCAAATAGCGGTACTAGTAAGATTAAAGCAACTAAAGACGGTAAAGACGTAGAATTTGCTAAACGTACTAAGATATCTGCTGATAAAAATCACGTTACTGGAGTACAAACAAAAGGTACTGTTACAATGACAGTTCACGGTTTTATTCCTGATGATAAGAAAGCAATTGATGATTACAAGAAAGAACATTCTAAAGAATGGTTACAAATTCTAGGTTCAGCTGATTTCGACGTTGTTGAAGAAGATGAAATGGAAGAAAATTTTAAAGACATAATTGAAGCAGATGCAGAATAAATACTTTGATCTAATTTCAAGTATTCAACCTGATAAACGCACTCAATTAAATTCAGTTCTAATCATAGATGGTCTCAATGCTTTTTTAAGAGCATTCACTATGATTAATCATATTAATCCTGACGGGCACCATATAGGTGCCCTAACAGGGTTTTTAAAATCTATTGGTTATGCAATTAAAATGCTTAACCCAACAAAAGTAGTAATTGTTTTTGATGGTGTGGGTGGGTCGAATGCTAGACGAAATTTATTTCCCGACTATAAAGCTAATCGTAATGCTAATCGCATGACGAACTACTCAATATTCCAATCTAAAGAAGAGGAATCTGAAAGTATAAATAATCAAATGCAACGTTTGATTTTATATCTTAAATGTTTACCTGTCAGTGTTATTAGTATTGAAGGATTAGAGGCAGATGATATTATTGGTTATTTAACTCATAAATTAGAAAACTTTAGTGAGACACAAGAAATAAACATTATGTCTGCTGACCAGGATTTCTTACAACTAGTATCAACTAAAACATCCGTATATTCTCCTACTAAAAAGCGTATATTTAAACCTAAAGATGTATTAACCGATTTTGGTGTTAGTGCTACTAACTATATTAATTACAAAATACTACTAGGTGATAAATCAGATAATGTTCCTGGAGTTAGTGGGTTAGGCCCAGTAAAGTTAGTAAAGTTATTCCCAGAATTAACAGGTGAAAATAAAGTTACATTAGAAAGTATAATTGAGAAATCAGCAGAACTAATTAATGAAAATAAATTATATTTATCTGTTGTAGAAAGACGCCATCAGTTATTTATTAATCAACAATTGATGAATTTAGAGGGCGATTTTTTATCACCAGATAATCGATTATTAGTTAAGCAAGCATTTACCGAATGTTACGAGTTAAATAAATACCTGTTTCATCAAATATATGTGAACGATAGATTAGGCGAATCGATACCAAATGTAGATAATTGGCTTACAGAAGTTTTTGGGTATCTCAATTCTCTTAATTAAATTTATAAAATAAGTTATGACAACATTACAAAAATTACAAGCATACGGACCGCAGTTCCAAACTAAAGTAATCGGAGCATTATTAACACAGAAGAATTTCTTAGTTAATGTATCTGATTCACTTGAAAAGGAATATTTCGAGAATCAAGCCAACCAATGGATTATAGGTAAAGTACAAGAATACTTCCAACATTATCATACAGTACCTACAATGGAAGTGTTATCAACTGAGGTAAAGAAAATAGATAATGATGTACTAAAAATTGCTATTACAGAGGGTTTAAGAGAGGCTTACAAAGAATCACAAGCAAAAGATTTAGATTGGATTGAAAATGAATTTACTTCGTTTTGTAAAAACCAACAAGTAAAAAAAGCAATTATGACATCAGTCGATTTACTCGGAATGGGTGATTATGACAGTATTAAGATGTTAATGAATAATGCTCTTAAAGCTGGTGAAGATAAGAATATAGGACACGAATACGATAAAGATATTGAATCAAGATATAGAATGGATGATAGAAATGCAATTCCATTCCCTTGGCCTGTATTTAACTCATTAACACAAGGTGGTATGGGTAAAGGTGATTTAGTATTAGTGTTTGGTAATCCTGGAGGTGGTAAATCTTGGGCTGTAATTGATATGGGTGCTTATGCCGCTGCAATGGGTTTTAATGTATTACATTATTCACTTGAATTAGCTGAAGGTTATGTAGGTAAAAGATACGATGCTGTATTTACAGGAATACCTGTTGATCAATTAGATAGCCATAGAGCTAAAGTTGAAGAAACAATATCTAAAATTAAGGGTAAAGTTGTAATTAAAGAATACCCACCTAAAAGAGCATCATTTGATACAATCCAGGCTCATATTCAACAACTAGAAATGCAACATGATTTTAAACCAGATTTAATCATTATTGACTATCTAGATTATGTTAAGAGTTCATCTCGTAATAGAAACGGAGAGCGTAAAGATGAAATTGATGATGTTTATGTAGGCGCTAAAGCATTAGCTAAAGAACTAGGCATACCAGTTATATCACCATCTCAAGCAAATAGAGGTGCTGCTAAAAGTAGTATTATCGAAGGAGATAATGCAGCTGGTTCTTATGAAAAGATTATGATTGGGGATATAATTATATCCTTAGCTAGAGGAAGAAAAGATAAAGTGAATGGAACTGGTCGTTGGCACTTTATGAAAAATAGATATGGAGCCGATGGATTAACATTCGGTTCTAAAATAGATACGTCAAACGGAAAAATAGATATATACGAAACACCATTAGATGATGATGAAGAAGGGGATATTAAACCTGTAAATGCTTTTACTAGTGTGAATACAGACGATAGAGATTATCTTCAACAAAAGTTTTTTGAACTTAGTAAAGGCTAATAGTATATACTATATTTATAACTACAAACACAAAATTTATGGTAAAGGTTAAGAGGTTCACGGCTGCATGGTGCGGCCCGTGTAAGCAGCTTGCTCCACTTTTCGAGCAGCTACAATCAGAGTATACAAATGTTATATTTGAAACAATAGATGTGGATGCAAATCCAGAAGAAACTCAACAATACAGTGTTACAAGCGTTCCTACTGTTATCGTCGAAAACGGGGGACAAGTAATTCAACGATTTGTTGGATTAAATCCAAAAAGTACGTACGTTAATACAATTAAATCACTTATATAAAAAACAGAAGAAAATGGATGTAACACAAGAGATCCTTAGTGAAATTACTACGTACATGAAGTACGCTAAGTTTGTTCCTGAGAAAAATAGAAGAGAAACATGGAGCGAATTAGTTACGAGAAATAAGGAAATGCATCAAACTAAATTCCCACAACTAAAAAATGAAATCGAAGAAGCTTATAAACTGGTCTACGATAAAAAAGTACTACCATCAATGCGTTCATTACAGTTCGCAGGTAAACCCATTGAGCTTAATAATGCTCGTATATTTAATTGTTCTTTTCTTCCTCTTGATGATTGGAGATCATTCAGCGAGATAATGTTCTTGTTGTTGAGTGGTTGCGGAGTAGGATACTCAGTACAAACTCACCACATTGATCAATTACCTGAAATCAAGGTACCAACTAAACAAAAAAGATACTTAATAGGCGACAGTATTGAAGGATGGGCAGACGCGGTAAGAATGTTATGTAAAGCGTATTTTACGGGTGCTCCGTTGCCTTTATTTGATTATAGAGACATTAGAGCAAAAGGTGCTCAGTTAATCACTGTAGGTGGTAAAGCACCTGGTCCTGAACCATTAAAAGAATGTTTATTCAACTTACAAAAAGTATTTGAACGTAAACAAAATGGTGATAAATTAACATCAGTAGAAGCTCATGACATGGCTTGTCACATTGCAGACGCAGTGTTAAGTGGTGGTATTAGACGTGCAGCGTTAATTTCATTATTCAACTTAGATGATGAAGATATGTTAACATGTAAGTTTGGTAACTGGTGGGAAGAAAACCCACAACGTGGTCGTGCTAACAACAGTGCTGTTGTAATGCGTCACAAAATTGATGAAGAAGAATTCTTCAAATTATGGAAGAAAATTGAATTAAGTGGATCTGGTGAACCAGGTATCTACTTCAGCAACGATAAAGATTGGGGAACTAACCCATGTTGTGAAATTGCTTTACGTTCTTATCAATTCTGTAACTTATGTGAAGTAAACGTTTCAAACGTTGAATCACAAGAAGATTTAAACGAAAGAGTACGTGTAGGTGCCTTTATTGGTACATTACAAGCAGCATATACTGATTTCCATTACTTAAGAGATATTTGGAGAAAAACAACTGAAAAAGATGCTTTATTAGGTGTTGGTATGACAGGTATTGGTTCTGGAGCTATATTAGCTTATGATTTGAAAAAAGCAGCTGACTTAGCTAAAACAGAAAATGCTCGTGTTGCTGAGATCATAGGTGTGAATAAAGCTGCTCGTGTAACTACAGTTAAACCATCAGGTACTTCATCATTAGTATTAGGTACATCAAGTGGTATTCACGCTTGGCACAATGATTTCTATATTAGACGTATTCGTGTAGGTAAGAACGAAGCTATTTACAATTACTTAGCTATTAACCACCCTGAATTAGTTGAAGATGATTTCTTTAAACCAACAATTCAAGCTGTAATTTCAGTACCACAAAAAGCACCAGCAGGATCTATTTTAAGAACAGAAAATGTAATGGATATGCTTGAGCGTACTAAGAAATTTAATATGCAGTGGGTTAAGAAGGGTCATAGAAAAGGAGCAAACACAAACAATGTATCTGCTACAGTTTCAATTCAAGAAAATGAATGGGAACAAGTAGGACAGTGGATGTGGGAAAACAGAGATACATTTAATGGCCTATCAGTATTACCTTACTTCGGAGGCAGCTACACACAAGCTCCATTTGAAGATATCACTGAAGAACAATTCAATGAGATGGCTAAACATTTACATAACATTGACTTAAGTCAAATCGTTGAATTTAGCGATGATACCGCATTCAGTGAAAACCTTGCGTGCGCTGGTGGGGCTTGTGAAATACAGTAATATTTATTGCCGACAATAAGGCATTATGTATTATATATATTATTTAGAAAAAGATAAGGTTCCGTTCTATATAGGACGAACAATATCCCCAACTAGTAGAAAACGAGATCATATTAAAAAATTTGGTCCTAACATAGAGATGGTTATTATTGATGAAGTGAATGATAATATTGACTTCTGGGAAATACATTATATGTGGTTGTTTCATAGTTGGGGATATAAATTATTAAATAAGTCTTTTAAAGCATTTGGTCCCGACAAAGTAAGTGATGATGTTAGGAAAAAGATAAGTATAGGAGTAAAACAAAATACAACTCGAAATACTAAAATAAGTGAAGCTAATAAAGGACGCTTTATAGGACGTGAAGTAACATGGAAGGTAGGAATGCCTAAAGGATATAAATACACTGAGGAACAAATACAAAAAATGAGTAAACCTCGTGCAAACAAATGGGAGCGAGGTAAATTAGTACCACCACATATAGTAGAAGAAATTAGATTAAAGTATAAAGAAGGCCATAAAAGATCTAGTTTGGGCAGAGAATATAATGTAAGTTGGGGTACTATTAAAAACATAACAGATTGTATAAATTCATATAAATGATAAAATTAATAGATTTGATAAAAGAAGAAAAGGAAAAGTATGATTATGGTTGTGCTATGCTCTACTTTGATTTTCCTTCCCAAATAATTAAGTTACAGGACATCATTAATCCTGAAGACATATCTACTGATAATGTAGGTGGTACCGGTATTGAATATGAACCCCACTGTACATTACTTTATGGGTTACACGATGGTGTGACATTAGATGAAGTAAAGAATATAATAAACAAGTATAAGTTTAGCGATTTAAAAGCAACAGGTCCTAGTTTATTTGAAAATGAAAAGTTTGATGTATTAAAATATGATATAGGGTATCCTACAAGAGGGGGAGCATTCTTACACAAATGCAACAATGAATTACAAACATTACCTAACACACAAACATTCCCAGATTACCATCCCCATGCTACTATAGCTTATTTAAAACCAGGATTAGGTAAAAAATATGTAAAGTTATTTAAAGATAAAGGGGCATCTGAATTTACAACAACACCAAAATATGCTGTATATTCACAACCAGACGGAACAAAATCAAAAATAAAAATTGAAATCGTTTAAAAATTTACAACAAGATATAGACTTCTATATGGAGGGAGAGCGCGTGATATTCACTGCGCTCTTCCACATTAAACGTGGATCATGTTGTGGTAACGGATGTCGCCACTGCCCTTATGATCCAAAACATACTAAAGGAAAGGTGGTTGTGGCAGAAAAATTTATTAAATTTAAGCAATGAAAACGTTAGAACAAACATTAGAAGAATTAAAACAAATAGAAAAACTAGTTAGTAGTGGTGTGGAATTAACTGAAGATGAAGTAAAAGAAATAGTTGGTAAGTTAGAATCATCATACGATTTAGCATATGGTGAACTAGAAAAAATGGAAGAAGAAAGTTTAAAAACAATACAACAAGATGAAGAATAACGTTTTAGAAGCAATCCTCCTAATTGTAGGATTAATTGTACTAGCAGCAATTTTACTTGCACTACCACTCCAATTATTGTGGAATTGGCTAATGCCAACAATTTTTGATTTACCAATGGTTACCTTTTGGCAAGCACTTGGTTTAAACATGTTAGCAGGCATTTTATTTAAATCAAACATTAACATAAAAAAAGAAGATTAATATGGCAAAGTTTCAATCAACAAAATTATTTGATGGTTTCAGCACAGTATTCCGTCAATGGAGAGCAGAAGGTACTCATTGTAAATTCCTTCATGGATATGGAGTATCATTTAGAGTATGGTTCGAAGGTGAATTAGACGAACGTAATTGGGTTTGGGATTTTGGAGGTATGAAACGCGCTAAATGTACTATTGATGGTAAAAATCCTAAAGCATGGATGGATTATATGTTTGATCATACTACAATTGTAGCTACAGATGATCCAGGTATTGGTGGGTTTAGAACAATGAATGAATTAGGTATTATTCAATTAAGAGAATTAGAATCTGTTGGTGCTGAACAATTTGCAAAATATATTTACGATAAATTAAATGCATTTGTTCAAGAAGAAACAGAAGGTAGAGTTAGTGTTATAAGAGTAGAATTTATGGAGCATGGTAAAAATACTGCTATTTATGAGTAAAAAATTTGAAAAAAATCAAGAAAAATCTCGTCGCAGAATGCTTCGTGAAGAATATGAGGCAAATAATCCTCGTATTCCTACTGAAGATGAATTGCTAGAAAATCATAGTTATTATGATATAGATATACTTGAAAAAGCAAATAAAAAAACAAATGAGGGTATTAAGTATTGGGAGGATAGATATGCTAACGCCTCTGGTAATATGGGTAAATGGTATTGTCAAATTAGAATTAATAGATTAAAGAAAAAACTAAAACACTATGAAAATTAGTCATGAGCTGCCTCTTAGCTTAATGCATAACGCTTACAAATGGAATGATTATGATTATTGCCTTCCCCATTTAATCGATCATTATGATCAATATAGATTATTCTTTCAAAAATCACGTTTAGATAAACGATTCATTATCATGGATAATGGTTTATTTGAAGGAGTAACTCATACAACAGAAGATTTATTAGAAAAAATCAATTTAGTTCGTCCTAATATATTCATCGTTCCTGATGCTTGGAATGATGCAAACACAACATTAGTAAATGCTAAAAGTTGGATGATCAACTACAAGCAACATATACCCGATGAGGTAAACCTAATGGCAGTATGTCAAGGTAATGACATGGGTGAGCTAGTTACAACATATCAAACCCTAGTTGATATAGGTTATACCCACATTGCGTTTAATCATTCTAGCATTGCTTATAGAAAAGAATATGACGGTGCTATGCCTGATTTAAAAGCACAAATGTATGGTAGAATGGAATTTATTAGACGTTTAGTTGTGTCTGGTACTATTAGAAAATCACATTACCATCATTTATTAGGGTGTTCATTGCCACAAGAATTTATGTCATACAAAGATTGGCCATTTATTAAATCAGTGGATACGTCTAATCCAATTCTAGTTGGTGCTGAAGGTAAAAGATACACTGACAGCGGCTTAACATGGAAACCAAAAGAAAAACTTGAACATTATTTTGAAAAAGATTTGAGTGGCAAAATAGAAGATATTATATTTAACGTACAAATGTTTAAATCGTTTATTAAATAGGCTAAACGTAAAAATACCGCCTATATATTTTTAATTACAAACAAATGAAACAAGCAGTTTTATCATTATCTGGAGGAATGGACAGTAGTTCATTATTAATCCATTTACTATCAGCTCAATTTGAAGTAACAGCATTAGGTTTTGATTATGGTCAAAAACATAAAGTTGAATTACAACGAGCACAAGAATTAGTTGATTACTTAAAATCACACAATCTACCAGTAACTTATCAGGTTATTAAATTAGATGGTTTATCACAATTACTAAACTCATCATTAGTTGAAGGTGGTAATGATGTACCAGAAGGACATTACGAACAAGACAACATGAAAGAAACAGTTGTACCTAATCGTAATAAAATATTTAGTTCTATTATTCAAGCAGTAGCATTATCTATTTCAACTAAAAAAGATACTGAATGTGCTATAGCAATGGGTATTCATGCTGGTGATCATGCTATATATCCTGATTGTAGAGAAGAATTTCGTGATTTTGATTTTAAAACATTTAGATTAGGTAATTGGGGTACTGAAAAAATAACTATAATGACTCCTTATCTTCAAATAAATAAATTTGATATTTTAAAAAGTGGAAATGCAGCATGTGCTAAATTAAATATTGATTTTAACGAAGTGTACAAACGTACAAATACTTCCTACAAACCAATTGAAATTGACGGCGTGTGGTATTCCGATTACAAATCAGCTTCATCAGTAGAACGTATTGAAGCATTTATTAAATTAGATCGTCCTGATCCTGTAGCATATGCTGACGAAACAGGACCTGTAACATGGGAAGTAGCTAAGGCTCATGTTGAAGAAGTATTAGCGCAACACAGTAAATAAAAACCAAATATAGTTATGAGTTATCAAACTAAAGTTCGTGCGAACTATTTAAACCGCACAGCAAAATTGTCATTCTTTACTCACCGCCAAAAGCAAGGTGATTTGACAAGATTATCTGAAGAGACAGGTTATTCAGTTAGCCACTTATCAAACATTACAAGTTTGAGACGTAAAGTAACAAATGAGATTGCAAACGCAATGTACATGTTAACACGTCGTAGAGCAAAAAATTCTGAGTACGCTCAAGCGTAATTAGAGACCCAACATCCCCCGAAAGGGGGATGTTTTTTTTTTTATTTTAAAACTAAACATGGACAATATGAAGTGTATTAAGTGTATCAAAGTAGCTAAAGGCTATGATCTAAATGAAATTCGCAGAGTTAAAGATATTGAAGCAGACGAAAAGGTAAATAATGGGTATTGGAAATTTATTCCAAAATCAGAGTGGAGAGCCCAATTTAAAAAATCAGTTCCCGTAACAGAAGAAGTAAAATAATATGCACGAAATAATGCACATATTAGGACTATGTGGTGATAAACACCCTAGTATTATTGCTATAATTAGTGAATGGCACAATTTTAGTCCTATATTCAATTACATAAAAACAATATTCAAATGAGCAAAATTGATCCTCATAAACTACTCATCAGTAGTGATTTCTATACAATACAAGGTGAAGGTATTTCATCAGGCATTCCTGCATATTTCGTCCGTTTAGGTATTTGTAACCTAACTTGCGGTATGTCTCGTGCATTTACTAATATGTTAGCTAAAGAAGCTAAATTAGAAGATGGTGAAATATTTGAAGGTGATTTAGTTAAGGAAGGTAAAGCTACCTGGACTTGTGACTCTACATCTCAGTGGTTATGGAGAGGTGAAGATAAAGATTTCGATTATTTAATTAATCGTTGGAAAGAAGAAGGTGTATATGATGATATTTTAGATGGTACTGTTCATGTTATTTGGACTGGTGGTGAGCCAACAATTAAAGGTCATCAAGTAGCAATTACTAACTTTTTAAACTATTGGCAAGGAAGTGAAAGCGTAGAAAATGCTGAAGTCATAAAAGTTCCATATCATGAAATTGAAACAAATGGTACTATCGTTATTGAAGACGAATTATTTAGTTGGTTAAGTCAAATCAACTGTTCACCTAAATTAGCTAATTCAGGCATGACAGAAAAACAACGTATTGTTCCTGCTGCTATCAAGCGTATTATGGAACATGCAAACTACCAGTTTAAATTCGTTATCAGCACCGAAGATGATGTTAAGGAATTATTCCGTGACTTCGTAGAACCATTTAATATACCGCTTAAAAACGTTGTTTGTATGCCTGGTTTAGATGATGCTTCTAACTTCGAAGAGCGCACTCGATTTGTAATGGAAATGGCTAAGAAATATCGTTTCCGTGGTTTAACTAGATTACACATTGCAGCTTGGGATAAAACATTAAACGTATAATATGAAAGAATTTATTAAAGATTTAGAAGCATTTGGTAAAAAACATTGGAAATCTATATTGACTGTAGTTGGAGTCCTTTTACTACTTAAATACTACCCAGACATTAAGAGTGGTTTTATAGATGGATGGTTAAACAAATAAAATAATATGCCAAAGTATAAAATAATGGGTGAACGTACCCTTGTAGAAGCTTGGACTTATATAGTTGAAGCTGATGATTATGAGACAGCAATTGAAATGGTTGAAGATTGTCCTGATGGAATGTGCGATGGTATCACTCGTTTAGACGATGATCAGTGTTATCAAGATGATACTGAGTTTTCATTCTTAGAGGAAATTGAAGAACCAAAACCAAAAGCTAAAAAAGCAGTACCTAAAAAGAAAACAACTAAAAAGTAATGACTAATAAATCAGATCCAGACTTTATGTACAACTGGATTAGAGAAAAAAGCGGTAAAAAAACAAACATGGAAAATAAACAAACAACAGTGTGGACTTGTCAATTCTGTGGTAAGGACACTTCAAACGTAGAGTACGATTATTTAAATGGTTATGATCATTTAGCTTGTGCTTTAGAAGCAGAAAATAAATCTAAAGCAAATGAATTTGATCACTGTGTACTATGTGGAGTAGAAACAGCATATAAACGCAGTACTCATGTTGATATGAGACATGGTTATATTGAAGGTGCTGGTCAATTATGTTCTAATTGCTACAGTAGAGGAACAGAACATGGTGCTATAGCCGTAGACTATAACACGATTTTAGGAACTCCAAACGATCAAGAGTTGGGGGCCAAAGTAAGGAAATTATATTGGGAAAATAAATTATAAACAAATGGAATTATTAAAAAAATCAAATGGTAGTTTAGCTCGTACACCAAAAGAAATTGAGCAAATGATTGATAAAGCAGCTAAAGCATACGGAAATTTCCTTAATGCAGTGGGATTTGACTACACAGCTGATAGACAAACAGTAGATACACCTCGTCGTGTAGCTAAAGCATGGTTAAAAGACCTAATCGTAGGATCAGTTAGTGATGAACCAAATATTACAGTATTCCCTAATGATGAAGGCTACGATGGGTTAGTAATCCAATCAGGTATCCCTATTGTTAGTATGTGTGCTCACCACAATTTAGCATTTACAGGTTATGCTACAGTAGCTTATGTACCAGCAGAAAACGTTATTGGTTTAAGTAAATTAAATCGTATAGTTGAATGGTTTGGACGTAGACCACAAATGCAAGAGTCATTAACAACACAAATTCATGATTATATTGCTGATAAAATGCAGTGTGAATCAGTAGCAGTTAGTATTGCTTGTAAGCATACATGTTGTTCACACAGAGGTATTAAACATGGTTCTACTATGACTACAAATAAGTTTAGTGGTGTATTTATGGAAAAAGAAAATTTAATTCGTGAAGAATTCTTACACGCAATTGAAGTAAATGGAACAAAATTCTAATATGCAAATAAAAGAATCACATACAAATTGGCATTTCTGGATTAGCCTAGTTAAATCTGGTTTTAGATTTGGGGCTGGATTTGCTTTAATATTTGGTAAATTACCATTAGCTGGTGCTTTACTAATTATAGCTGAACTATTAGGAGTGGCTGAAGAATTATAATATATTTATTTATATGATTATAATAGATGCACGAAATAAACCTATAGAACAGGTATTAAAATTATACAAAAATAAACACAACAAGATTGGTATAGTAAAGGAACTGCGTAATCGTCAGACCTTTACTAAACCTTCTGTTGTACGTAGAACTGAAGTGTTAAAAGCACAATACATAGAATCTAAAAGAATAAAATAAAGTTATGTTAAACGCAAAACAAATTATTGACGAAGGGTTATTATTATTAGAACATGCACAAGGCAAACCAGCACAGGTTGGTTATGATATTACCTTAAAAGCAGTAAATAAAATTGGTAACAGAATTGGTTACAATACGTTTAAGGAGGGTAGAATTGGTAAAGTATTAAAAGATAAAACGCAATTAACTACCTATACTTTACAAAGTACTATCATGTTAGATGGTGTTGAAGGGTGGTTATTACATGATGGTGTATATGATATTACATTTAATGAAGGTTGTAAAATACCTGAAAATCGTGTAGCATTTATCAAACAACGCTCATCATTATATCGTAATGGTGCAATAATTAATAGCCCTGTATTTGATCCAGGATTTGAAACAGAATTTATGGGCACATTGTTGTACGTCCATGAGCCATTATTCATTGAGAAAGATGCTCGTGTAGCACAAATCTATTTTCATGAATGTGAACCAGCTGAAAAGTATGATGGTCAGTGGCAAAATGATAAGCAACGCAGTAGCTTGTAATTAAATTTTAAAAATATTGTGCTTTGTTGTATATTTATACGCAAAGCACATTTATTTTGGCACCACGCAATACAGGATTATTAGGATTAAAATCTAGTTTAGGACCTGCACGCCCTGCATCTCCTTATACTGTAGGTCTAAGCATCATTAGTGATAGAACTATTGATGGTGTTGGTAGTGTGTCATATATAAACCAGTCTTCTCCATCATTTGCTAAAGGGGCCCCAACAGTAGTAAATTCATATTATTATCCTGTAAACGGGGATGATTATTATGATGTAGAAGGTGATCAATATTATTACGAAACTACATTCCTATAAAATATGCCATTAATAAAAAGACTAGTAAAAGGTACTCCGCTAACATTTGCAGAAGGTGATGCTAACTTAGATTTCTTAGAAAATTTAGCCAATAATACAGGTTCATTTGCAACCATAGGTTCAAATGAATTTATAGGTAACCAATCAATATTTGGTAACTTAAATGTATATGGTACTTCAAGTATATCGTATATTACTTCATCGCAACTTGATATTAGTACTAACTTAATTACAGTTAATACTAGTACTCCAAGTATTAGATTTGGAGGTTTAGCTGTTTATGATTCAGGATCAACTGGATTAACAGGCTCTATATTATGGGATAGCCAAGCCAACCATTGGATTTATACAAACCCATCTGGTTCAAGCTATAGTGGTGGTATGTTAATTTCAGGTCCTCGTAATACGGGTTCAATGGGTAATGAACAAGGAACTACATTAAATGCATTAATGAAAGGACAAGGTGGTGATCACATTACTTCATCCGCATTATTTGAAGATGGATCTACCTTTACCTCAAAAGTTAATACAGTTATTACAGGTAGTTTAACAGTAACAGGAATCATTAATGGTACTATTGGTGGTAGTATCGAAAGTGCTTCTTACGCTTTTACAGCTTCTCAAGCATACAATGCTATAAGTGCTTCTTATGCATCTATAGCATCTCAAGCAGCCAATGCTACAAGCGCTTCATACGCTTTGATATCTTCTCAAGCAGCCAATGCTACAAGCGCTTCATACTCAATGATGTCTGATACTGCTTCTTATGCTATGATGGTGGATGAAATGCACACATCTTCATATGCTATTATGGCTGATACTGCTTCATATGCTATGATAGCTGATACTGCTTCATACTCAATAATGTCTGATACAGCATCTTATGCTATGATGGTAGATGAAATGCACACAGCTTCTTATACAATATACGCTGAAACTTCATCCCTTGCTTTTAGTGCTATAAGTTCATCTTACGCATTAAGTGCTTCAAATGCAGATTTCTTAGATGGTTATCATAAATCAATACTTGCAACAACGAGTTCAAATGTATTTAGTGGTAGCCAAGTAATAAACGGTGATATATCTATTACTGGTACTGGTTCACTATCAATTCAAGGATTACCTATAGGAACGGGAGCTAATAAAATTAGTTCTAACGTAGCCATAGGTGTAAACACCTTATTTAGCAATGTTAGTGCTTCTAATATTAGAAACATAGCAATAGGTGACTTTAGCCATTTCTCACTTACATCAGGTTCTAACAACATTGGTATAGGTTTGAATACTGGATTTAGCCTATTAGCGGGTACTAATAACTCTTCTTATGGTTCAAGATCAGGAACCGACTTAATATCAGGTTCAAACAATACATTTATAGGTACTTTTGCTGGTTCAAATTTAACAACAGGTTCTAATAATACCTTTATAGGCGCAGTAATTTTACCACAAACTTCATCTATAAATAATACTATTATTATAGCTGATGGTCTTGGTAACCAAAGACTATTTATTAGCAGTTCAGGTTTAGCTATATTTTCAAATAATCTTTATACTAGTGGATCAATGATAACTAGTGGTTCATTAACAGTACAAAGATCTACAGCAATATTATCTCAAGTATCATCAAGCTTTAATTTTGCTGATGACACTGAAGCATCAGGAAGTGGTATTCCTTTAGGAGGTTTATATCATACCTCAGGCACAATAAAAATTAGATTAGTATAAAAAGTGGGGCCTAAAAAGCCCCATCTTATATTTATATATATGCCAATACAACTTTCCAATAATGGGTCATCTGGTAATTTAAGATTATCAAACACAAACAACACAGGCAATATTGGCCTTAGTGTAGGTGAATTTGCACCACCAATTCCAACACCAACTCCTTTACCATCAGGAACTACATTTTCTCAACTATTTACTCAAGGTGTTGCTCCAACTACTACAATAGAAACGGCTTGGAATACATTTAGAGCAAGTTTAACAGGTACTTACACTACATTCAGGTTCTTTAGTAATTTAAATGCTGGTATAACTGTTACTGATGCTATTAAAGTTCAACAAATTGCAAATAATTTAAGAACGGCCACTGCTGGAAATTTTCTTATAGGAACCGGTTCTTCAAATACTTGGTATGTTGGTATTGGTTGTGGTGCTCCTAAAATTGGAGGTGTAGCTGTTGAATTTTCAAATATTGGTTCATGTAGTGCTTCTAGTACATACTCTTTAAGACCAATGATTAATAACTTAAACTGGGGTGGTGTCAATGGTACTACAGTTAATGCTCCAACACAAACAATTACTTTAACATTTAGTTAGTTTGTAGGGCAAAAATAATATCTTATATTTAAGGTATGTATCAAGCAATTTATTACGATAGGTCTACCTACACATTTAATTTACGTGACGACAAGACTGGTTGGAGCGAATTCAAATATCATCGCCCACGATTCAAGATTGACCCTAATGGTCAGTACCAAACATTAGATGGTAAGCGTGCTAACGCTGTAACCAAATATGATTGGAAGGATAACTCATTATATGAATCAGATTTAGATGCCTACACATCAGTATTAATTGACAAATATAAAGACAGTGATGATACTGCTGAGTGGCAGAACATTGTTTACTTCGATATTGAGTGTGAAATTGCAGGTGCATTAACACCTGAACTCATTAAAAATGCCCCTACTAAAATTACATCTATAGCTATTTATGATAATACTACTCAAAAGTATTACTGTTTAATTTTAGATGAAAAACAACAGCTACAAACTATTAATGAGGAAAATAGAGCTATTATTCCATTTCCTCATGAGCATGATTTACTACATGCCTTCCTTAATTTATGGGAACAATTAGATCCTACTATTATCACAGGATGGAATACAGAATATTTTGACGTTCCATTCTTATATTATAGAATAGAAAATCAATTAGGTGCTAGTGAGGCTGCTCGTATGTCTCCGTTACGTAAAGTAAAATTTGGACAATATGCACATGATGCTCCTGTAGAATTAGCAGGATTAAATCATTTAGATTATATGTTGTTGTTTAAAAAGTATAATCCAAAACAAGAACCGTCTTACAAATTAGGTGATATAGGAGAGAAATATGTTGGATTATCTAAAATTGAATATGAAGGTAATTTAGATAGATTATTTCAAGAAGATATAAATAAGTTTATTGAATATAATATTCGTGACGTTGAAATATTAATTAAATTAGAAAGTAAATTCAAATTTATAGAATTAACAATTGCAATTTGTCACTTATGTCATGTGCCCTATGAACAGATTTATTTATCAACAGCACTAAATGATGGAGCTATATTAACATATCTTAAACGTCAAGATATAGTTTCACCAAATAAACCAACTACTATTCGCCCTGCATTATACGACATTAAAGAAGAATATGCAGGTGGATACCTAAAAGACCCAGTACCTGGACTTTATGAATGGGTTATTGATTTGGATTTTACGTCGTTGTATCCGTCAATTATACGCTCGCTTAATATTGGTATTGAAACATACATTGGACGTATAGTTAATAAAGATAAATACGATAATAATTGGACATTAGATGATCTTAAAGGAATGGATCATGAACAATTAGTTACTATTGAACGCCTAAAAGATGATAAAACAACATCACAAAGCGAAATTAAAGTAGGTCAAATTATTGATTACATTGAACAAGGAGGAATGATGATAGCAGCATCGGGTGCTATCTTTAGAACCGATAAACCATCTGTAGTGTGTGAGGTATTAACTGATTGGTTTAATAAGCGTGTTGAATATAAAAATTTAATGAAGAAAGCCTATAAAGCAGGCGATGCTGTTAAAGGCGAATTCTACAACCGTAGACAACATGCTTACAAAATTAAATTAAATGACGTTTATGGCTGTTATGCTATTAACGGATGGAGATACACTGACGGACATAAAATTATATCTAAAGCCATTACACTTACAGGCCAACGTGTAACACAAGAATCAATTAAATTTTGTAATGCTTGGATGAATGAACAACTAGGTACTACTGATAAAGATTATGTTGTAACATCAGATACTGATTCATTATTCATTCAAGTTAAAGATTTAGTATTACAACGCTATCCTGAAACTAAAACTAAGGATGAATATATTAAAGCAGTATTAGAGATTGCTACTGAAGTACAAAAATATGCTAATGCTAATATTGAACGTGTAGCTAGAGAAAAATTTAATATTAAAGGTGATCATTATTTTGAATTAAAACAAGAAGTGGTTATTGAAAGAGGTTACTTTGCAGGTAAAAGACGTTATGCAATGTATATTGTAAATAAAGAAGGTGTTACTGTTGATGAAATGGTAATGATGGGTCTTGATCTAATGAAATCAAATATGACCCCAATGTATCGTAAATTTGGAGAGGAACTATTACAACAAATTATGTTTGGTGCTCCTAAATCAGATATTGATAAACGTATACTTGACTTTAAAAAATATGTTAAAGACTTACCTCTTAGTGATATAGCTAAACCTACTGGAGTAAAACAAGTATCTTCATATATTGATCGTAAACCAGGTATTGGTGAGATATTTAGTACATTAAAATTAAAATGTCCTATCAATACCAAAGCAGCAATATGGTATAATGATTTACTACGTTTTAAGAAACTAGATAAAAAATATCCATGTTTTACTGAAGGTGATAAAATGAAATATATTCAATTGAAAGATAATCCATATAGAATCGATGTAATAGGATTTACAGGTAATGATCCTGAATTTATAACTGAATTTATGAACAAATATGCTGATAGAGAACAGGGATTCGAATCATCATTGATGAATAAGTTAGTAGGTATTTATGAGGATTTAGGATGGGTATTCCCATCGATGCACGAAAAAGCAGGTAAATTCTTTAAATTTGATTAGTCACAATAAAGGTTATATATTCACGTTATGCAATTATTAAAAGGTTTTATATTTGGTCTAATAGCCCAAGTGCTTACATTTTTCCAACTACAAGGACAAATGAAAATAGAGTGGTTTAAAAATAATACATTACTAGTAGCGTGTATGGGTGTACCTATATCATTGTTATTTATGTATTCGGTACGTAATTTCGTAGGTGCATATGATGGGCAAATATGGCCTTCACGTTTAATTGGGTTTGGGATAGGAGTAATAGTATTTACTGCTATGTCTCATTTTATGTTTAATGAACCATTAACTCCTAAAACACTTACTTGTTTAAGCCTAGGAGTTTGCATAATTTTAATTCAAATACTTTGGAAATAATATGGAAAAACAATCATTAATATCGATAATCGATAAGTACTACCTAAATGGTATAGGCGAAAAAGTAAAATGGACAGTTAAAGATAACACTGTTACTATCAAAACATTCTCACCAACTAAAGATATGGTAGGTGTAGTTACGGCTCCATTCGAATTTCCAGATAGTGAATTTGTAATATTCGACACGTCCAAATTTTTAAAGCTTGTCGGGATATGTAACCAATTCCTTACTATGGATATACAGCTTGAAGGTAAAATAGCAACTAAACTATTATTAGCCGACAGCGAATATAACTTAGAATATGCTTTAGCAAACTTAATGTTAGCACCAAACGTTAATTTTACAGTTAGTGAATTTGAAAGCGACTATGAATTTACTATTGATAATGACTTTATTAACAATTGGATTAAAGCTAAAAAAGCATTAAATTCGGATACAACAATATTAAAAGCATACACAAACGAAGATAATGAACATAAGGTAAACTTTACATTAGGTGAACCCGAAGGACACTCAAATAAAATACAATTTGAAATTCCAATTACAGAATTAGCTATGGAATCTACAACATTAAAATTCAATGCAGATTATTTAAAAGCTATATTCGATGCTAATTATGGAGCTACAGGTAATGCTTATGTTTCAAATGATGGTGCTATGAAATTAGATTTCATGACCGAAGATTTTCAACAATCTTCTTATATAATTCTCGCGAAAATATAATCTTGGATATATTTATATTTGAGATACGACAGGTCTCAAATTTTATTATTAAACCGCTTACCTTAGGGGAGCACAAAATGTGAACAAAATGACACAATTACAACATTGGGCAATGGACCCATTCGACATTGTTTGGAAGAATTTTTTAGATGTAAATTCCCCATTCAATACATTAGACAGCAAAATCAACTATCCAGTTGACATTTATGAAATCGAAAACGGTTTACGTTTCGAATTAGCAGTAGTAGGTCTCAATCAAGAAGACTTAGATATCCAAGTAGAAGGAGATACACTTAGAATTACCCACGACAGAAAGGCAACAGATGAATACCGTCCTTATATCCAAAGAGGTATAGCTAGACGTTCATTTGATTTAGCATGGAAAGTAGCAATGAAATTTGATTTAAATCAATTAACAGCTACTATGGATAAAGGATTGTTAATAATTGACATTCCAGTTTCAGCAGAAAGAGCACCAAAGAAAATTTCGATTAATGCTCCGCTTGAGTTAAAACCAAGCAAGAAAAAATAAGTTTTGAAAACCCGAGACCTGTCGTTATATTTAAAAATAAACAAAGTTATAAAATGAAAATTATTCCGTTACACAACAACGTTGTGATTAAACAAACTGACAACACAGAAGAAATGTATGGTAACATCCTAGTACCTGATATGGGTAAGGAAAAACCGCTAATGGGTGAGATTGTAGCAATTGGATTAGGTAGAACTACTGAAACAGGTGCTTATGTAAAAACAACTTTAGAAGTGGGTTTAACAGTAGTGTTTCCTGCATTCGGAGGTACTAAAATTACCGTTGATGGTGATGAGTACGTTGTGTTAAAAGAAACAGATTTAATTGCAGTAATAGAAAAATAAATAAAAAATGAGTAAAATAATTAGTTTCGATCGCGAAGCAAAACAAAAGCTACAAGCGGGCATCGAAAAAGTAAATAAAGCAGTTGCGACAACAATGGGTCCTTTCGGACGTAATGTTTTGATTGAAAAAGAACATGGTGAGGTTTCATCAACTAAAGATGGTGTTACAGTAGCTAAAACCATTACTTTGGAAGATCCAATTGAAAACATGGCCGCTACAGTTATTAAGCAGGCAGCACAAAAAACAGTTGATGCAGCAGGTGATGGTACAACAACATCTACTGTGTTAGCATATTCAATTGCTTCTCAAGCATTGAATGCTACATCACATGCTTCAACTAATGCAACTCAAATTAAGCGTGGTATTGAAGCCGCTGTTAAAGAAGTAGTTGCTGAATTAAAAGCAATGTCTAAAGACATTACAGGTGAAGAACAAATCAAGCAAGTAGCAACATTATCAGCTAATGGCGACACTGAAATAGGTGAGTTAGTAGCTACAGCGTTAGATAAAGTAGGTAGAGATGGGGTAGTTACAGTGGAAGAATCTCGTTCAGGTGAGACATCACTTGAGGTAGTAGAGGGTTTACAGTTTGATAGAGGTTATAAATCACATTACTTTGTGACTGATAATACTTCAATGTCAGCTGTATTAAATGATCCATTAATTTTAATTTACGATAAGAAAATTAGTACAATTAAGGATTTATTACCATTACTAGAGAAAGTATCTGCTGAACAAAAATCGTTACTTGTTATTGCTGAAGATATTGAAGGTGAAGCATTAGCAACACTTGTTATGAACAAGGGTAGAGGTGCATTAAAAGTTGCTGCTGTTAAAGCTCCTGGATTTGGTGATTTAAGAAACCAAATGTTAGAAGATATGGCTATTTTGACAGGCGCTACAGTTATTTCAACTGAGAGAGGTATGTCATTAGCTAAATTAAACATGGATTGGTTAGGTAAAGCTAGAGTAGTTACTGTGGGTAAAGAAACAACTACAATTGTTGATGGTAAAGGTGATGCTGATAAGATTGAAGAGCGTATCATGTCTTTAAAAACACAATTAGATAAAGAAACAACACCTTATAACGTTGAGCGTTTACAAGAGCGTTTAGGTAAGTTAGTTGGTGGGGTTGCTATTATCAATGTAGGTGGTGGTACTGAAATCGAAATGAAAGAGAAAAAAGATCGTTTAGACGATGCTTTACAAGCAACTAAAGCCGCTTTAGATGAAGGTATTTTACCAGGTGCTGGTGTGGCATTATTACATGCTAGAAAAGTACTTGTACTTAATGGTAAAGATGATAAGAGTAAAGGTGCTGAGATTGTATTTAAAGCATGTGCTACTCCATTCAAACAAATCTTAACTAATGCTGGTGAAGATGCTAATGAGTGGTGGAATCAAATATATGCTCAAGATGGAAATACAATTGTACCTAATTTATCAGAAAACAATACAATTGATGCATTTGAAGCAGGTATTATTGATCCAACTAAGGTAGTACGCTCAGCAATTGAAAATGCAGCGGCAGCCGCAGTTACATTACTTATGACTGAATGTGTTATCCATAGTAAGCCAGATGAAAAGAAAGCAGACGATATGGGTGGAATGGCAGGATTTGGAATGTAATTTGATAAAAATATAAGGTTATGAAACAACACACTCTTTGGATTGAAAAATACAGATCAGAAACATTAGAACAATACATCGGCAATGATGCGATTAAAGCTCGCATCGCCGATTGTATTGCTAATAACGATATACCCCATCTCTTATTTGCTGGTAGCGCAGGCACAGGAAAAACTACCCTCGCGAAGTTGATTGTCAAGAACATCCAATGTGATTATCTTTATATTAACGCCAGCGATGAGAATGGAATTGATACTATTAGAGATAAAGTTAAAGGGTTTGCTTCTACAGCATCTTTCCAACCACTTAAGGTTGTTATATTAGATGAGGCTGATTTCTTAACTCAACCTGCTCAAGCAGCATTACGTAATTTAATTGAGGAATATTCAGCGTATACTCGTTTTATATTGACTTGTAATTATGTAGAGCGTTTAATTGAACCACTTCAATCACGTTGTGAATTACATATGTTAAAACCACCAACTAAAGGTGCTGTTGCTAAACATTTATGTCTTAATGTTCTTGATATTGAGAATGTTACGTATGATATGAAAGATGTAGCTCAGGTTATTAATACGTTTTACCCTGATGTACGTTCTATACTTAAAACATTACAACAGTTCTCTAAAAATGGTAAATTAGTTGTTGATACTATTGATGATGATTGGACTAAACAGTTAGTTCAAATACTGATTAAGCGCGATAAAAACGCTTGGTACCAAGTACGACAATTAGTAGCAGACGCGCAAGTAGATGATTTTCAAACCGCTTATCGCTATATGTTTGATCATTTAACTGAATTCAGTTACGGAAACGATGCTCAATTATCGGTTATATTAGATGATTTCATCTGGAGAGCAGGTGTAGTACCTGACAAAGAAATTAATTTCGCTGCTTGTATAGCCAAAGTGTTAGAAACAAACAAAAAACAAATATTATAGTTATGGAACAAGAAATTAAAGACATTATTTCCAAAAATTTACCACAGCATGTTGGTGATGTACTTAAAGAAAGATTAAATAAGGCCGATAAATTAGAGGCTGAAGTTGATTATTTAAATAGAGTATTATCTGAAGCAAACAAAGATATTAGTAATTTTAAAGAAAAACTAGAAAAAGAACGCCAACATACCTACTCAGAGCAACAACTAAAAGCAGAATGGTCTAAATTAGAAGAAAGAGAAAGAAATTTAGAAGTAGAAATGCTTAAATTAAAACTAGAAGAATCTCAAAAAAGAGCTGATGTTAGTACTAAATTAGTTGAAACAGTATTTAGAAGCCCAGTATATAGAAAGCATGTTGAAAATATGACTTTGGGTTCTTATGATGTACAAGGCAGATTTAATCAAACAAATGCTGTTCCTGTTAATGTAACCGAAATAGTAGACTAAATAAAATAAAATAATAATGAATCAACAAGATTTTAACCTAAACATTAGTTTAGATCAAACACAAGCTCTTAAATGTGAGAAGTGTGATAACCAAACCTTTAATCAATCATTCTTGCTTAGAAAAGCATCTCGTTTATTAACTGGTTCACCACAGGATGCTTTAATTCCTATTCAAGTATTTGCTTGTACTAAATGTGGTCATGTAAATGATGAATTTATGCCTATTCAATTAAAAAATCAATCTAAAAATGAATTTATTGAAGTGATTGAAGAAGAACCAACAAACGATAGTGGTGGCAAAATTATTCAATTTTAATTTATGTTTAGCTTCTTAAATAAGAAAAAACGTGAAATAGAACGTCTGAATACTGTTATAAAAGAATTAACAGAAAAAAATAAACATCTAGAAAAATCAATTCGTGTTGTTCAGGCTAATAATTCTTTATTATTACGTGAAAAAGATGATTTAACTAATCTAATAAAAGATTATGAGACTCAAATAAAATTACTTAATATAACAATAGGTGATTTTAGCAGAACCGATAACAACTCAAGATACTACTAATGAATATATTTGATCATATTAAAAATATCACTACTAATAAGGGTGCTTACTTAGGAGACGAAGGTTGGAATAATTGGATGATCAATCGTTTTTTAAGTATGGATCAAGACTACTGTGAAGTAGTAAATATAGTTCAGAAGAATACTTGGCAAATGAAGGGTGAGTACCTATACAACCTATATAAGGATCTTATACCTAAGCAATACAAGTATCTTAAATACATCAAATCATCTAAAAAGAACGAATATGATGCTAGTGATGTAGAAGCGGTAGTTACATACTTTGAAGTTAGTAAAAAAGAAGCTAAACAATATATTGATATGTTACCTAAAGATGAACTAAAAAATATAATATCACAAATTAATGGAAAAGTGTAGTAAACATCCCTGGGCAACTAATCAAGAGGGTTATTGCTTTATGTGTGAACAAGAAAAAAACCAACAACACATGAGAGAAGAACTAGAAAAAGAACAACAATTAGATTCAGTAGTTACATCTATTATAGAACAGTTTACATCACGAGCTAAAATGGGTAAGGCAAAATACGGTGTTGATCTTGATCGTGATGATTTATCATTACTGGAATGGATTGAACATGCTAAACAAGAGCATATGGACGCTATTCTGTATTTAGAAAAAATTAAACAAATAACAATCCAAAGTGGCGAAAAGAAAATCTACTGAGATAGAGCTTAAAATAAAAAATTATCAGAAACCTGAGATTAACCATGCATTCCAAAGAAGCGTGTCTTATTCTCAGTTTTCTATGTGGGCGTCGTGTCCTCACAAATGGTATCTTACCTATGTAGAGAACAAACAACCATACCAAGCTAGTATTCATACTGTATTTGGTACAGCGTTTCACGAAACATTGCAAGCATACATTAGTACAATGTATGAAGTGAGTGGTACTGCTGCTGATGCTATGGATTTAGTTGATATATTTCAATCTAAATTTTCTACTATATATGCTGAAGAGTATAAAAAAGTAGGTAACCATTTTAGTTCTCCTGTAGAAATGGGTGAATTTTTTGAAGATGCCTTAGCAATACTTCACTTTATTAAGAAAAATAGAAATAAATTATTTACTATACGTAAAATGCGCTTACTAGGTATAGAGATACCTCTATTACTAAATGTAGCTAATAACGTATTTTTAAAAGGATTTATTGACTTTGTGTTGTATGATGAAGAATTAGATAAAGTTTATATATATGATATCAAAACATCAACAAGAGGATGGAGCGACTCCGAAAAGAGAGACGATAGTAAAATTGCTCAAATCCTACTATACAAGGAGTACTTTTCAAAACAATTTGGGTTCGATGTTGAGAAAATTGAAGTCGAGTACTTCATCGTTAAACGAAAAATCTGGGAACAATCCGAATATGCTATCCCCAGAACCCAATCCTTCAAACCAGCAAGTGGGAAAAATAAGCGTAAACAAGCAGTAGAAAATTTTCAATCATTTATTAAGGATTGTTTCGACGATAGTGGTAAACCACAAATAAAGTCGTACCTTAAAAATGTAGGTGAAAGCAGCTGTAAATGGTGCCCCTACAAAGATTCACCAGATCTTTGCGATAAAGTTGCAGGTTCTATGTAGTCGTATATATTTATATCAAAATATAATATTATGGCAAAATCAAACATGCAACTAACAAGTGTGAAGATCCCTGAGGATTTGTTTGAACAATTCAAGATTGCCTGTGTTAAGTACAAATTTAGCGTTCAAAAATTAACTGAGCGTACAATGTTCTTATACCTGACAAGCGATGAATTTAGAAAACAAATTCACAATCAATTAGACACAACATTACCAAAAGAAACCGAGTAAAAACGTTATGAAAGAAGGTTATATCCCGCAGGAGAAACGTAAAAAAATCCTATTATTATGTGATGATATTCGAATGACTAGTGGTATTTCCACTATGGCTAGAGAAATCGTTATAGGTACTGCCCATAAATACAATTGGGTAAACATTGGAGGTGCTATTCAACACCCAGACAAAGGTAAAAGATTCGATTTAAACCATGATACCAACCAACATGCTGGTATTACGGATGCGAGTGTTTACCTTTATCCTATTGATGGTTATGGTTCTCCTGAGCTAATTAGACAAATGATGGAAATTGAAAAACCAGATGCAATTATGATCTTTACAGATCCTAGATATTGGATTTGGTTATTTCAGATGGAACATGAGATTAGAAAACAAATTCCATTAATTTACTTAAACATTTGGGATGATTTACCTTATCCAATGTATAATAAACCATACTATGAATCATGTGATTGTTTATTAGCTATTAGTAAACAAACAGAAAACATTAACCGAGCAGTATTAGGTGATGTTGCTTCAGAAAAAGTAATTAAATATGTTCCCCATGGAATCAATGAAAAACTATTCTTCCCTGTCTCCCAAGAACACCCAGAGTACTTGGCTGTACAAGAATTTAAAAAGCGCTTATTTGGAGAAAAAACTTATGATTTTACTCTATTATATAACGCGCGTAACATCCGTCGTAAATCCGTTCCTGATTTAATGTTAGCATGGAAGATATTCCGTGATCAACTCCCAGAAGATAAAAGAGATAAATGTGCTTTAGTAATGCATACTCAAAGATTAGATGATAATGGAACTGACTTACCAGCAGTACAACAAATGTTGTTTGGTAGAGAAGGTGGTAACATTATCTTCGATGAAGGTAGATACCCAGCAAACATTATGAATTTGCTTTATAATGCTTGTGATGCAACCGCTTTAATTAGTAGTAATGAAGGTTGGGGATTATCATTAACAGAAGCAATGATGTGTGGTAAACCTATTATAGCTACTGTAACAGGTGGTATGCAAGACCAAATGCGTTTTGAAGATGAAAATGGTGAGTGGATTAAGTTTACTGAAGAATTCGGATCTAACCATAGAGGTAAATATAAAAAACACGGTAAATGGGCCTACCCCGTATTCCCTTCAAACTTATCAATTGTAGGTTCTATTCCAACACCTTATATTTTTGATGACAGAGCTGAGCCATTTCATATTGCTGATCAAATAACAGCATTGTATAAAACTAAAACAGAAACTCCAGAAGTATATAATGAACAATGCCAAGCTGCCTATAAATGGGTTACTTCAGAAGAAGCAATGATGACATCAACAGCAATGTCTAAAAATATAATGGATGGTATTGAAGAAACATTCGCTAAATGGGAACCTAGATATGCATTTGAGCTAATTAAGGTAGAACCCTTAGAGAATCCAAAACATTTTGTAAAACACGTTATCGCACAATAATATGAAACCACTAGTAGTTATAAGCTGCCCAGCTGACACATATTCAGGTTATGGAGCAAGAAGTAGAGATATAGTATTACCCTTAATTAAATCAGGTAATTACGATGTAAAAATATTACCTCAAAGATGGGGTAGTACACCTTGGGGATTCTTACAAAATGAGAACCCTGATCATAAGTTAATTAAAGATTGTTTTATTCAACAAATGCCCAAACAACCAGATGTTTGGATTCAGATTACTGTACCAAATGAGTTTCAAACTGTAGGCAAATTTAATATTGGTATTACTGCTGGTATTGAAACTACAGTATGTGCTCCACAATGGATTGAAGGTTGTAATAGAATGAATTTAAACCTAGTATCTTCAGAACATGCTAAAAAAGTATTCCAAGAATCTAAGTTTGAAAGACGTAATCAACAAACACAACAAGTAGAAGGTATTATTGAATTAAAATCACCAGTAGAAGTATTATTTGAAGGTGCTAATTTAGATATCTATAAAAGATTAGATACACTTAGTACTGATGTAAAAGAAGTATTAGATGGTATTAATGAAGAGTTCTGTTATTTATTTGTAGGTCATTGGTTACAAGGTGAAACTGGACAAGATAGAAAAGATGTAGGCATGTTAATTAAAACATTCCTTGAAACGTTTAAAGGTAAAAAACCACGCCCTGCATTAGTACTAAAAACACAATCTGCTACCCCATCTGTAATGGATAGAGAAGAGATATTAGATAAAATTAGAAAAATTCAAGAAGAAGTAGGTGGTGATTTACCAAGTGTTTATTTAGTACATGGTGAATTAAGTGATGAAGAAATTAATGAATTAAATAACCATCCTAAAGTAAAAGCATTTGTTTCATTTACTAAAGGTGAAGGATATGGACGCCCATTACTTGAAGCATCAATTACAGGCAAACCAGTAATTGCTAGTGCTTATAGTGGTCATTTAGATTTTCTTGATAAAGAATTATCAATAATGCTACCTGGTGAATTAAAACAAATTCATGGTTCAGCAGTAGTACAAGATATGTTAATTCCTGAAAGCGCTTGGTTTACAGTTAACTATGAACGTGCATCTAAAGTATTAGTAGATGTTTATAAGAATTATAACAAATATATTGATAATGCAAAGAAACAATCGTATCGTTCACGTACTGAATTTAGTTTAGAAAAAATGGGTGAGAAATTATTATCAATATTAGATAGTAAAGTACCTAAACCAGTAGAATTTAAACTACCACAATTAAAGAAAATCGAACTACCTAAAATAAAGTAAAATGGAAGAAAAATTAGTAATATGTCCTAAATGTAGTGGTAACGCTTGTAGCGAAATGACCAATGGTGTCGTTACAATATGGATTTGTATGGGATGTGGGTTTACATCTAATACTACAATTACCGATAAGAATTATATTGAAATGGAAGGTACTTTACCTGAATTGTATAAAGCCCTTAGATTTAAGGATGTTGATGGTAAGTATTGGTACCCAAACAGTGTAATGTTAGAAGATAAATCAATGGTATTTGCTGAAGGGTCTTCAATTGAAAACTGGAAATGGTCAGCAGTACAAGCTAAAGAAGGTAAGGCAGATATGTCTACTAAAAAAGAATATGAGCAAAATGGATTTATGGATGCTCTAGAATATATAGGTTATTTTAAACAAAAATAAGTTATGCCCTCAATCAGTTATGCAATCACAGCTCATAATGAGCATGTTGAATTAGATAGATTATTAAGTCAACTTACAGAACATATTCGTCCTGAAGATGAAATCGTAGTACAGATGGATATTACTGCTACCGATGAGGTTAAAGCAGTAGTCAATAAGTACAAGTTGATGAATTATTTCCATCCGTTAAATAATGATTTCGCTACATTTAAAAATAATCTTAAAGGTTTATGTACCAGAGATTATATATTCCAAATTGATGCTGATGAATACTTATCAGATGTCCTCCTATTAAATCTATCAGACATATTAGAGGCAAATCCTGTAATAGACATATACGCAGTACCTCGAATTAACACAGTTGAAGGATTAACTCAAGAACATATTCAAAAATGGGGATGGAAAGTAGATGAAAAGGGATGGGTTAATTATCCTGATTACCAAGTTAGATTATGTAAGAATATTCCACAATTTAAGTGGGTAGGTAAAGTACATGAACGAATATTAGGAGATGATGGATTCAATGCAAATGTATCATTTCTTCCTACAGGATATGATTTAGAGTTAATACACCCTAAAACAATTGAAAGACAAGAAAAACAAAACAATTATTATAGTACAATATGAAAACAGCACTAGTATTAGGAGCAGGTGGGTTTATTGGCTCACACCTCGTTAAACGATTAAAATCAGAAGGATTTTGGGTTCGTGGAGTAGATTTAAAGCGTCCTGAGTTTGAAGAAACAGCAGCAGACGATTTTTTACTTTATGATTTACGTGATCCTAAAAATGTAGAAGCAGCAATGCGTCTAGAAGGATATAGTGGTCATCCATTACCTTGTAAGTATTTACCTTATCCATTTTCTGAAAGTTTGCAATTTGATGAAGTTTATCAATTAGCAGCTGATATGGGTGGTGCTGGTTATATTTTTACAGGTGATAATGATGCAAATGTAATGCATAATTCAGCTTTAGTTAACTTAAACGTTGCTCATGAGGCTGTTAAGCAAAAAGCTAAACGTGTATTCTACAGCTCATCTGCTTGTATGTATCCTGAGCATAATCAATTGGATCCAAATAATCCAAATTGTGAAGAATCAAGTGCATATCCAGCAAATCCAGATTCAGAATACGGCTGGGAAAAGCTGTTTAGTGAGCGTTTATTCTTAGCATTTAATAGAAATTATAAATTAGATGTTCGTGTAGCTCGTTTCCACAATATCTTTGGACCACAAGGCACTTGGAAAGGTGGTAAAGAAAAAGCACCTGCAGCAATGTGTCGTAAAGCAGCTGAAACTGAAGATGGTGGAACAATTGAAGTATGGGGTGATGGTCAACAAACACGTTCATTCCTATACATTGATGAGTGTGTATATGCAGTATTACGTTTAATGAGACAAGAAGAATTTATAGGACCAGTTAATATTGGATCAGAAGAAATGGTTACTATTAACACATTAGCTGAATTAGCTATTGCTGCTTCAGGCAAAAACATTACTATCAAAAACATTGCTGGTGAAGAATTTGAAGCAAAATATGGTTTTAAATGTCCAGTAGGTGTTAGAGGTAGAAATTCAGATAACAAACTATTCAAAGAAAAAATCGGATCAGATGTATATTATCCTTTAGATAAAGGTATCAATCAAACATTTGAATGGATTAATAAACAAGTTAATGGATAGTATACTAATAAAACAACCAGCAGGATTGGGCGATATATTCTTCACACAGAAGATCGCCCATACCTTAGCTGAACATTACAACTGCAGAGTAACTTGGCCTGTATTAGATGAATTTATATGGGTTAAAGATTATCTAATTGCCCCAAACGTTGACTTTATTCCGTTATCATCAGATTTTAAACACAAAAACGTCTACGAGCAACCAATTTCAGATATAATTGAAATTGAAGATAATTGCTTATATCTCCCTCTTCAACATGCTGACTGGCAAATTCCAGGATCAGTAATGGAAGCAAAATATAAGATGGTCAATATGGATTTTGATGATTGGGCTGATTATTTTGACTTCAATCGTAATGAAGGAAGAGAAAGAGATTTATTCGATTTGTTGGAATTGACAGAAGAAAATTATATCGTTACTAATAGATACTTCGGTAGTGGTAAAGAGGGTGTTTGTACACAAATCAACTTCAATACCCCACTTAAAGTAGTAGAAGTAGATAATATACCTGGTTTTACATTATTTGATTGGAGCTACATTATGCAGTGTGCTCTTCAAATTCACACTGTAGATACATCATGGTGTTATTTGTTTGAAAAACTAGCATTAGAAAATGGAGTAAACATGTATTCAAGATACACTCCATCTAACTGGATGCATATTAAAAACTTATTTAAAAGCAAGTGGGTTTACCACAATTAAATTATGGGAGAGATTAATATATTCGATTTAACACCTTATGTTGAGAAACATAACTGTAAAACATACTTCGAAACAGGAACCGGAAAAGGTGTTTGTTTAAGTCATGCTTTGAATTTTGACTTTGAAAAATTCTATTCGGTTGATTTAGATGAAGAACTAGTTGCTGCTGCTAAAAACCGCTTTGTAGGATACCCATTAACATTAATTAATGATTATTCTTCTAAAGCATTAGAACAATATGTTCCAACATTAGATCAAGAACCAGTATTCTTTTTCCTAGATGCTCATTTCCCTGGAGCTGATTTTCACAAGATGACTTATGAAGAATCAATCCGTACATACAAGGATGAAGCATTTCCATTACATCAAGAATTAACAGCAATCAAGAAATTTAGAAATACAGACAAAGATGTATTCTTAATTGATGATTTTAAGTTATACGAAGAAGGTGACTATGAATTTGGAGGCTGGGCTTATTCAGGACTTCAAGAAGAATTGGGTTTAGTTACTAAATCACAATTTATTTATGATATGTTTAAAGATACTCATACTTTTGAGAAATCGTTGAGACATCAAGGCTTTTTATTTATTATTCCAAAAATATAAAACATGAAGTATTTAATTACTGGCATTACAGGTTTTGCAGGTCCTAATTTAGCAAAACTATTATTAAAAGAAGGACATGAAGTACACGGAGTTGTAAGAACAGCTAACGGTAGAGAAACAGATTTATTAGACATTTTAACACTAAATGAGTTAGATGCTATTAAATTCCATTATTTGGATTTAAAGATGTATCATAGTGTTCAAAAATTATTGAATAACGAGAAGTTTGATGGTGTATTCCATTTAGCAGCTCAATCACACCCACCAACCAGTTTTAAAGATCCAATCTTAACATGGGAAGAAAACGTAGGTGCATCTATGAACTTGATTACAGCATTAGAAGGTAGTAATACTCGCTTTATGTTCTGTTCTACAAGTGAAGTATATGGTGATACTTGTAAAGATGTAGGATTGCTATCAGTTGATACTCCTTTAGCACCAAGTAATCCTTATGGTTCTTCTAAAGCAGCTATCGATTTATACGTTCAAGAACGTACAGCAAATGGTTTCTTAGATGGATTCGTAACTAGAGCATTCAGTCATACTGGTCCTCGTAGAGGTAAAATATTCAGTATTAGTTCTGATGCTTATCAAATTGCTAAAATGCAATTAGGTTTACAAGAACCAGTATTGAAAGTAGGTAATTTACAAACAGAAAGAGTAGTAGTTGACGTTAGAGATTGTGTTAACGCTTATTATTTATTAATGTTAAACCCAGATAGCAATAAAAAGGTATTTAACGTTTGTGGTGATGATGTTCATAAAATGCAACATTATACTGACTTGTTAATTAAAGCATCTAAGTTTGAATATGATGAAATTAAACAAGAAATTTACGCTCCATTCTACAGACCAATTGATATTCAAGTTCAAATAGGTGATAGTAAAGAATTAAAACAATTAACAGGTTGGGAACCAAAAATACCTGTTGAACAAACAATGACAGATTTATTAAATTACTGGTTAAACAAATTATCATAATGGAACAAACCATCCAAAACTACTTAGGTAGTGAACGTAGTGTTGAAACTATATTCATAGAAGAATGTGTTAAGAAATACTACAAACAAGGAAATGTAATTATTGATATTGGAGGTGTACCTACAAATCACACCCATCTAAGCAATTTCTATAATTTTATTAAAGACAACAATATCGATTATAGAGTAAGTAATTTCAGAGAATGTCATTACCCAGGTGATTTTGTTCAAATTGATTTTGAAACTCAGAAGTTTGATATTGGTATATTCTTATCTTCATTAGAACATTTTCCTCAATGTACTGAATCAGACGTTGTGTTTAGAGAAGGATATGATAGAAAAGGATATGAAAAAGCATTATCAATTTTAAATGATGGTGGTTATATATTCTTAACAGTACCCTTTGGGAAACACGTTTGGCAGCCGTATCATCAAAACTACAACTGGCAAGCAATTCTTGATTTAACTAAAGGCTCTAAAATAGTTGAATCATACACTTATAGATTAATTAATGATGAGTGGGTTATTACTGATCCAAATGAAATGGAAGATGTATTATACACTGATAGAGCATTTGGAGTAGGCTGTTTCATTTTACAAAAATAATATATGAATAAATTTATAGTTACAACAACAATTAATTACCCAACTAAAGCAACTCGTTTATTTGCTGAAATAGCAAAACGTGATAATTGGATATTCGTTATTGTAGGTGATACTAAAACACCACATGATGAATATAGAGAACTTGAAAGAGATTACCCAACAGTAACCTATTTAGATCCAGAACAACAAGCTGAATTATATCCTGAATTAAGTGAAATTATTGGATGGAAAACAATTCAACGTCGTAATATTGGGTTTGTTTATGCTTATAATAAAGGTGCTGACATAGTAGCCACAGTTGATGATGATAATATCCCTTATGACAATTGGGGAACTGATTTATATATTGGTAAGGAAGTAGAAGTTGATTATTATACTAATAAAGAACTTTTAGTATTTGATCCATTATCCGTAACTAATCAATCTAACTTATGGCATAGAGGATTTCCAATCGATTTATTACATTTAAAAAATAGTATTGAATATAAGGGTAAGAGAACAATTATACCATTAATTCAAGCTGATTTATGGGATGGTGATCCTGACATTGATGCAATGTGTAGATTAACATTTAAACCAATTGTTAAATTCGATACTACAGCTCCATTTGCTGCAGCTGAAATATCTCCATTCAACTCTCAAAACACATTTATCCATAGAGATGCTTTAAAGCATTATGCAGTGTGGCCTTATGTTGGTAGAATGGATGATATTTGGGGTGGCTATTATACTCAAAAGATGATTGGTGATGATAAATTAATCTATAATAGAGCATCAGTTTATCAAGACAGAAATGTTCAAGATTTAATCACTAATTTAGAAAAAGAAGTTATTGGATATAGACACACATTAGACTTTACTAGAGACCCAAATACTACTGATGATTATATCCCAACAAAAACTAAAGAATTCTTAGACATTTACTTTAATAGTTTTAAATAATGTATATAGTATCTAATTATATAGAACAAGAAAGATGGGAAAAGGCCTTTGCGGACCTAGCCCATCTGAACTTTTCCTTCTTTAATGAGTATCAACCTACTTATGATGAATTAAAGAAAAATCCTATTAACATATTGTTAATTGGAAGCGAACCAAATGAATATTTTGGTAATCATGATTATGCTGTTCGTAATCATCATTTATTTAGTGTCATATTAACGTGGAGTACTAAAGTACTTAATCAAGTGCCTAATGCTTTACAAGTTACATATGGTGAAAGTTGGTGGCAAGATAGACCGTTTGAATATACTGAAACTGAAAAGGAATTTAAAGTATCATTCTTAAGAGGAGGATTATTAAAATTACCTGGACATGCTATCAGACATGAGTTATTTGATAGACAAAATGAAATAAAAACACCAATCCAATTCTGGGATAAATTAGGTGAAAGAGGTAACTTTGAACAATGGCGTGAAGATAAAATCAAAACATTTAGACCATACCAATATTCAGTTTGTATTGAAAATTCATCTCGTGAGAACTATTTTTCTGAGAAAATAACTGATTGTATATTGAATAAAACAATTCCAATCTATTGGGGTTGCTCTAACATAGGTGATTTTTATGATGATGGAGGTATTATTCAAGTTAGCAATGCTGATCAAATCATTGAAGTAATAAATAACTTAATAGACTCAGACTTCTATAATGAAAAATTATCTGCTATTGAATATAATTACCAAAAAGCGTTTGAGTATAAAGATTATGTAGGTAATATTAAAAACACAATCGTTGAATTGTTTAAAGAAAACGGAGTAATATGAAATCAACATTAGTATGTGTTCACGTAATGCCTAATGAAATGGATTTATTCGATAGGTGGGTGGAACAATATAAAAAAGCACTTCAATATTTAGATGATACTGATAATGTTACCTTAATGGCAACATTAAATTTATCTCCATCGTTAACTGATTGGGATAACAGTGAGTTAAAACAACCTTACTTTATTAGAAGATTTAGTAAAGCACAATCTGTTAAAAACATTAATGAGGTAGTTAGCAGAGTGCCTGGATATGGAACAACAGCTCAAAAACGTGATGCTATTAAATTAAACTATGATCAATTCATTTTTATAGATACTGACATAGCATTTCCAGAACAATTACTTAAATACCAACTTGAGGCGTCTTATCAATTAAATGGTAAATACATTATATTACCTCAAATAGTTAAATTATGGGATAATAGTTGGGATTTAGCTGTTCATGATAATTTTATAAATAAAGAATATAACTATCATTTAACACACGATGCTGATTTAACTTATAATCAAGATATAAATGAAGTAAGTTTACAATTACTTGATACATTTAAATTTGGTTGTGGTATGCATACCTTATATTCTAAGGAATTTTGGGACTTAATAGGCATACCTGAATCATTTGGTGGATATGGATCTGAAGATACATTTGCTATGTATGCTAGCAATTATGCTGTTAGAGCAGGTATTGATGTTAAACAATATTTACTTAAAGGCGCTTACATTAGTGAAAATATGGTTGCAGACAGATCAAATGACAAAGTAAAATCTGTAGCAAACAAAGAAAATTCAAGAGAACTATCATATAAACAATTTCCAGACGAATTAAAAAAATTCTTAATTAAAATAGAAAATGAAAATATCAGCAATAATAATATCTAGAAATGACAATTACGGTGGACACTTAGCTGAAAGAGCAACTTATGCTATCAATTCAGCAATCTCTACTTACGATGAAGTATTCTATATTGATTGGAACTCAGAAAATCATAGTTTGCTTTATGATATTAAAGACAATTTACAACTTAAAGGTAATTTAAAACATATTGTTATTACGCCCGAAGTGGCTTCAATACTAACAAACAACGATCCTCAGGCCCAAAAATGCTGCGAAGTACTAGCTCGTAATATAGGCATTAGAAGAGCAACAGGCGATTATATCGTTTCTACTAACATTGATATCATCCACCCAAAACGTGAAGATATAGAAACTATTATTAAAAATAGCGATGATAATACATTTATTACCCTTAGTAGAAGAGAAATGACTTGGGATATCATTAAAGAATTTCATGGTGGTGAATTAAAGTACGACCAATGGAGTGAATTAAGAGATTACATTTATATTAACTCTGAAGAACGTAAGGATGAAGAAAAAACAATGGCAGGTGATGATTATAGTATTATTAATTGCTGTGGTGATTTTCAATTAGCACCTAAACATGTTTGGGATGGTATTCGTGGATTTGAAGAAGAACTAATATACCCATTATTTGCTGATACTAATGTTCAGAAGAAAGCAGTAATGCATGGTTTTGGACTAAAAGCAATATACAACCCACCTATGTTTCACATTAACCATGGTTCTAAAGGCTGGGGTGGTGGTGGAATAGCTGATGGTATTAATAAAAAATCAAATGACCAATACCGAGCTATAATCTATCAGAAACAAACAGAGAATACCGAATCATGGGGATTTGGAGATACTGAAATCGAATTTGAAATATTCTAAAACTTTAATTATATTTATCGAAAATTTAGTTTATGTCAAGAGAGCGCCGTTCCAAATTAGACCCGTTAAGTCGAGTTATAACACTAGGATACATTGATGGGTTAACAGTTAATGAAATAATCCAAGATATTTACGAGATTAATGCTGAAGACGCTAAAAAACAAATAGTAGACCCAATTAAACTCATTATTAACTCACCTGGAGGAGAGATATATAATGGTATGGCTTTAATTGATGTAATTGATAACTCGCAGACTCCAATTCATACAATATGTCATGGTCATGCAATGTCAATGGGACTAGTAGTATTTTCAGCAGGACACCACAGAATAGCAAGCAAGTATGCTACATTCATGTATCATGAAGGTGCATATGAAGTTGAAGGTAAAGTAGGATTTCATAAACAAGAACTAGCTGAATGTATTCGTATTGATAAATTATGTGATACTTACTTTATGTCTAAAACTAAATTTACTGATAAGGTATTAAAACCACATAGAGAAAAGCAAGCTGAATGGTATTTCGATGTTAAAACAGCACAGAGATATGGTTTAGTTGATGAGATTCTAGAATAATTCACATATTTATATATAAACACAGACCATGGCTGAAATGCAACCAAAATTAAAGATAGACGTTAACCACAATCCAACTAAAAAGGGTGTTAAAGTTCAATTCATATTACCTCAAACCTTAGTTGGTGATGAGAAAACAACAATGACTCAAAAGTTACAATCTAGACTTAATCAAGGTTTAGCTCAATATAATCTAACTGCTAATATAGACACGGATGTTCCTTATGCTAATATTATCGGTTTTCTAATTACAATTCAGGATATTAGATTGATGATTAAAAATGCCTTAAAAGGCACAAGCACAGCACCTGCTGCTCCAGCAGAAGCGCCTCCTGCAGAACCAAACATTTAACTATGAAAAGACAAATACCAGTGTTTAGAGTTCACGTTCAACCTGGTGCTGACTATAACCAACTACATGAAATACCTGAAGTTAAAGAGGTAGTGATTGAGGAGGTTATTGTTGCTATTAAAGATGCGGTTAAACGTAAGAAATCAAGTATAGAATTGTTTGAAGTAGCAAATTCAGATTATTATCTTCAATTAAATAAAGATAAATTCAAACCATCTCTTGAAGCAGCAATCGAATACTTCGTTGAAAAAGAAGAATACGATAGATGTATTGAATGTAGAGATTTGATTAATAAATTGTAGTTATGGAAAGTAAAGGTGAGAAACACGCTCAAGGAGTTAAACAAACCCTTGAGACGATGATTGGTACAGATTTATCTCTCAAACGTAAAAAGAAGAGCGAACACGACTTAAACAGAGAACTGTTTGAAAAAATCATTATTGCTTTAGAACGAGCAAATATAAGAACCGCTTTAGTAGGTACTGAATTTGAAATCGATTTAAGTAAATATGATGAAACCTTTTACGAAGTAATAGATAATTTAATGGTAATGCAGTTTGGAAAGCAAGCAGCTGAAGTAATATTCTTTTATGTTTATGAAAGAATGAATCCAGATGGTTCTATTAACGAATTAAGAGATATGAATGACAATCCTATAGTATTAAACAGTCCAGCTGAATTATGGGATTTAATAAATGTTATAAAAAATGCCTCAAGCAAAACCACTAAGTAAAGAAGATATACTACGTGCAATGCGATTTACAAAATCAAATCGTGCTGCCGCTCGCTATTTAGGTTGCTCATACCAACACTATAAGCCGTATGCTAAACTTCATACTAATGATGAAGGTGTAACATTATTTGATGCTCATAAAAATCAAAGTGGTAAAGGTATTCCTAAATTCTTACCTAATAGACGTAAGGAACCAAACGTTAAAATTATAGTTGAAACGGGCACTGGGTGGGAATCATTTACACCTGAAAAAATTAAATCAAGGTTAATTGCTGAGGGTTATTTAAAAGAAGAATGTTATAATTGTGGTTTTAGTGAACGTCGAGTTACAGATTACAAAATGCCATTATTACTTAATTTTAAAGATGGTAATAAAAACAACTATTTACTAGATAATCTTGAATTGTTATGTTATAATGACTACTTTTTATTAGTAGCAGATCCACTAACACCAGATCAAGTACGACATATTGAGGACAATACTCAAGTACAAGCAGTGGCACACGATTGGGACATGGATGAAGCTCACATAGAGAATATGAAAGCATTAGGATTGTTGGATTAGGCAAAATCCAGTCGTACATTTAAGTATAAATAAAAATAAAACATGAGTTACGAATTAGCACAGAAATATGCTGAGTTTGAAGTACCAGCAGAAATCAAACATGCTCACAGAGCAGGTGTACAGTTAGTAGGTTCATTAGCATTTACTAAAATGATGTTATTCGCCAATGAAAATCAAATCACTAACGATGATATTGATTATTATATGGCTCATAGACCATTACGTAGTGAAGATGAAACACCAGAACAATTTAGACAACGTTCTAAATTTGCAAAAGTATTATATAAGTACAGAAGATACTTGTACGATTATTCAGTTTACGAAAAACAAAATTAATAAAACATGGCACAATTTTTCCAAGTAAAAGTACAATTTACTGATATCGATGATAAAGGTAAAGCAAAAAAACAAAATATCGCTTATTTAGTTGACGCAATGTCAGTTACTGAAGCTGAAGCAAGGGTAACTAAGTATCTAACTGATAACGATGAGAGTGATTTTGAAGTTAAAGCAGCATCAGAATCTAAAATCGTACAAGTTATCTTAGCAGAAAATGTGGAGACGGCAGAATAAGATTATATATTTAATCAAATAAAAATAGTTATGAATTTAGCAAAAGCTTTAAAGCTTAAAAACAAAAAATTATCTGAATACAATAAGACTGTTCAGAAAATGAGAGCGTACAACAGCTATGATGTTGATAGTAAGAAAGTGTATAATTCAAAAGAGTTAATGGCTCAAGCTGAAGCACAGTTGAATGACTATGTTGCTTTAAAATCAGCAATCCATTCAACTTCAGAACCAATCAGAGCAAAAATCTTTAGATTGGGCGAATTAAAAAGTTTCTTAACTAATATCTCAAGTATGAGTACAACTGAAGGTATTGTTAAAAGCAATAGCTACAATTCAACTTCAACATTTACGTATGCCGTTGATGTTACTGAAGTAGAAAAAGAAGCTAAAGTAAAATCAATTCAAGACGAAATTGAAGCAATTCAAGACGAAATTGATGCATTTAATGCCTTAACGTCAATCGTAGGGTACTAAAAAACTAACACCGAGTAGTTGATTGAAGAATAGTGAGTTGATTTCAATTCTGTTAGGCCTCGTGCCTGACATACTCTGAAAATGATACTGATAATGATTCCTCAAAGTTCAAAGTTCAAGGATTCAAAAACAGTAAAAATTAACAATCAAAACTCTTTACGAAATCTAACTTATTATTTGGATGTCAACGAAAGGTGTTTTATATTTAACGGGAAACAGGATTTGTATATATTTATAGACGCAAACAATGAAAACAAACATATTACATAACAGTCAATGGCAAGCAGAACGTATGAGTACGTTAGCGCTAGGGTATTGCTTTAGTTCGATTACAGTCGATCAAAAGGGCAATCCGCATAAACCAGGGCAATGTGATACTGATGTAGGTTAAAACTATAATTTAAAACAATATTACAAGCCCTGGATTCAAAAGATTCAGGGCTTTTTTTATGGTGATCAAGCTAACTTGGTAGAAGCACTAGACTGAAAATCTAGAGGACTCAGGTCGGAACTGAGGTTCACCACAACACAACAACTATGAAAACAAAAATGTTAAAACGAAAACGTAAGTAGTCCCTCTGAAGCAAGAGGGAACGAATATTCCCTTGTAGCTCAATTGGCTAGAGTACGTGGCTTTTAACCATGGGGTTGTGAGTTCGAGCCTCACCGGGGGAACGAAAGGATCTTTGACATAGATGAAAATACGGGTATAGTGAAATGGCATCATAACAGTCTCCAAAACTGCTGTTCTAGGTTCGAGTCCTGGTATCCGTGCGAATGCTCTTGTAGTTTAATGGATCAGAATTCTTGACTACGGATCAAGGGGTAGTGGTTCGAATCCACTCGAGAGTACAATAAGTCAGGTTGGCCGAGCGGTTAGGTAAGGGACTGCAAATCCCTTGAGGTTGGTTCGACTCCAACACGTGACTCAAAAACGGGTAGTGGACTAATGGCTAAGTCGCCACATTTGGGATGTGGACATCATGCAGGTTCGAGTCCTGCTTACCCGACAAATGGGGATGAAGCTCTAGTGGATGAGCACGTGCTTTGCAAGCATGAGGTTGTGGATTCGAGTTCCACCTTCTCCACAGGAGATTAGCGAAAGCTTACCCAATGTCGACAGGGGTGAAGTAAAATTCAGTCTCCTCCCATAGAAGATTCGCTTAGCTGGTCTTAAAGCGCTTGCCTTACATGCAAGAGATCATAGGTTCGAATCCTATATCTTCTACAAACTGTTACCAATCAGGAACGCACTCCGGGAAGATTAGTGTATAAAGCACACCTGGGGGAATGGCGATAACAAAATTGGATATTGTCCTTTAGTATAACGGCTAGTACATCTGGTTTTGGTCCAGATAGTTGGGGTTCGAATCCCTGAGGGACAACAATAAGGTAGGTTGGCAGAGTTGGTCGATTGCACTAGTCTTGAAAACTAGAAGCCGTAACAGGTTCGCGGGTTCGAATCCGGCACCTACCTCAACCGGCAAGGATACTGGAGTATCGCCTGACCGCTAGTTGGGAAGGAGGTTCGATTCCTCAATACGGTGTTTGAAGCATTAAGGTGATGCGCTGGTTTGTGGAGCCAGATAAGACGGTTCGATACCGTCCTTACACCCCACCCCGAGTTTAGGAGCTGGTATCTCCGTCCCTCGATATGACTTAAAAAACTACTAAAATGGAGAGTTGCAGGAAAGGTAACTGGCCAGTTTGCTAAACTGAGGCCGATGTAAAAGTCGAGGAGGATCGTTACCTCCACTCTCCGCAGACCCAGTACGACGCGAATCATGCCCCGAGTTCGATGGAAAGCTGGTATCGGGGCTCAAGCTTATGTAGTTCAATGGTGAGAGCACACGCCTGATACGCGTGAAGTTGGAAGTTCGAGTCTTCCCATAAGCACAATAGTGGATGTAGCTCAGAGGCAGAGCAGGAACCTGTTAAGTTCAAGGTCGAGATATCGTAATTCTCCATCCGCGCAAATTGAAGTGTCGCCTAGTGGCAATGGCAGCTGACTGTAAATCAGCTCTCTTTCGAGTTCGGGGGTTCGAGTCCCTCCACTTCAACAAATGTGAATGGCGAAATAAAAGTCGTATATTCACATTATAAGAATGCTCTGTTCGAATAAGGGTTAGTTCACCTCCCTTTCACGGAGGTAATACGGGTTCGAATCCCGTACAGAGTACTAATATACAGCGTTAGTGAAGTGGTCTATCATGCCTCCCTGTCACGGAGGAGTTCATGGGTTCGAATCCCATACGTTGTGCTAATAATGCTACCTGCCGCTTGGTCAACCATTGCATGACAAGGAGGTGCCTATGAAAAATTGTGGGTAGTTGTTATATGGATTCTTAGCTCAGCTGGTAGAGCAAGACACTCATAATGTCGAGGTCGGGGGATCGTGACCCTCAGAATCCACATATTGCGGGATGATGCAGCAGTAGCAGAGGAGTCTCATAAGCTCCTAGTCGTCGGTGCAAATCCGGCTCCCGCAACAGGTCGTATTTTTTGTCTTTCTCAATTTAAGACAATTGTTTTAACGTTAAAGAAACAATTAAAAAATATAAATTGAGCGTGGTTAAAAGTTTCGACGATATCTGAAAGTAAAGTCGCTTTTGGTGAATACCGTGTTTATGACTTCCCTCTAAACACAACTATTAAGTAGGGCCAAAGACGAAACCTAAGTCTGGCCTGAATAAGCTCGGTTAGTTCAGTAGGTAGAACAAGTGATTTGTAATCATTAGACAACAGTTCGAGTCTGTTACTGAGCTCATAGGGTCTGAGGGAGTCCCTTAAACGGATAAATAACGTGTCCCTCTCCAGGCGAGTATAGTATAATGGCTTATTATGCCTTCCTTCCAAGTAGGATATGTCAGTTCGATTCTGACTACTCGCTCAATTGGTCTTATCGTACAATGGATTTAGTACAATTCCCTTCTAAGGAATTTATATAGGTTCGAATCCTATTAAGACCTCAAAATCAGGTAGTGTATTGATAACATAGCACCCTCCAGGTTGAGACTAACTGCTAATGGCACTCTGTATGATAAAGCTGAAACAGGTTTGATTCCTGTCCTGATTTGAATGCCCCGTTGGTGGAATTGGTAGACACACTAGATTTAGGATCTAGCGCCTTAGGCATTGAGGGTTCGACTCCCTCATGGGGTACCAAAATATATTTATCTATGAAATAAAACAGCTATGGAAAGGCAATTCAAAACATTAGTTTCAAATAAAAAAATTGAACTAATTGATTACGTAAAAGAGTATGTTTCGCAACATCCAAATATAGAAATATTGGTTGGTTGTGATTCACAAAATAGAAAACGTGAAACCATTTATGCTATCGTAATTGGTTTGTACACACCAGGTAAAGGTGCTCACGTATTATACTCTCGTTTTACCACAACGCGTGAACGTGAAAACGTAAATCGTTTATTAAATGAAGTTTGGATGTCTGTAGAAACTGCTGAAATAATTAAAAACGAGGTTGGAGTGGCAGCAAAGTGGATTGATATTGACCTAAATCCAGATCCAAAATACAAATCAAATGCTGCATTAACGAGCGCTGTTGGTATTGTAACAGGAATGGGATATGCAGTAAGACATAAAGGTAACTCACCAATTATGACTTATGCTGCAGATCACTTAGTAAAATAAAGATTATGAATATTTTTTTAACGTATTACGTTATTTGTATTATTTACTGTTTCTATCAGTTAAGTAAAAAATACAAAACAAGAGGTGTTGATTATGGAACATCACCAGAAATGGATTCCATAATGGTTTTAATTATGGCTTGGATATTAGCCCCAGTTGATGTGTCTATAACTTGGATTAATATGGTTAAAGAAGCTGAACAAGCTAGAATTAATCAAACTAAGTTTAATATTGATCTTACAGAAGACAGTATTAATTAAAAACTGTAGGGTGGTGAAAAGGCGTACGCCACTGGAATACACGCCCACTCGTCTCGTGGGTGCAGATAACGAGATAGATAAATGATAGGGGTTGACCACAAAGCCGGCTATTTTGTCATTTATTGAATCGCTGCGTGCTGGTTCGATTCCAGCCCCTACAGCTAATGCCTTGGTGGTGGAACTGGTAGACACGCAGGACTTAAAATCCTGTTCGCCGCAACGCGAGTGCGGGTTCGATTCCCGCCTGAGGCACAAAAAAAATACTATCCGCAAGGAATGAGTGGCCGAGTCTGGTCTTGATCAAATCAGCTTTCCCAGACCACCCATGGCAAGAGTTCGGGAGTTGCTTAGTATTTTTTCAAATATTTATCTACATGGCATGTCATTGTTTAACATTAAAAGATCAACGTGAGTTCTTTCAACTAATGAAAGAACGAGATAGCGACTTGATTCTTAAAATGGTTAAATGTGTACTTAGCGCATATAAGCGAAATAAAGACGGAATTGATATATTTGATATCACATTCAAAGATATGAGTGGAATGATATTTAATATTGAAAAATCGCAGTATACTGATTTATTAAGCAATTGTTTGAACGATTTAATTGCAATTGAGGAGTATGAATTATGTGCTGAGGTTAAGAAAATATTAGATAAGAAACCACGTAAAAAACATGGGGATGCCCTGGAATTGATTTAATTGTAGAGGTAATACCACACGTAGACAAAGTAAGAATGTCTTTAAATACTTGCAAAACAATAACCGTAGAATTATCTACTATGACCTTCGAAGATGCAATGTCTTTCGTAGGCGCGAACGAGTACGCTTTAGCGGCTTAATTGCACGGGGCAGCTGATAGCCTTGCAACAGAACAGCACAGCTGGAGTACGATCACACTACTAGCGGAAGATTCGAGTGATCATTAGTTTTCTTTGTAGTCATAAAACAAAGTGGTGGTTTGGTACTTAACTGTACGGCCCTTACTGATCAGCTTAAAACGTAGATCAAAAGCTACTGATCAGGCAACAGATCTAAACGTGTGACACGCTGGTATAGCTGTCTCTATTAAAGACAGGGGTTCGACTCCCCTCATCTCCACATTAAGGGTAACCGAAAGGTTACCCTTTTATATTAGTAACTCTTACTTTCCAGATATTTATAGCCGTTAAAAATTAAAAGTATGAAACAGCTTGCTATAGTTGTTTTCGCATTACTAATCAGTTTTGTAGGAAACAGTCAAGTTGCTCCTACAAAACTATATATCAGTAGCGTTAACAATCTAATTAAAGTCGGACCCCTAACAAATAACACAAACTTAGCGTTTGGTGTTAAAAATGTTCTTGAGGAAGCAACTCAAGATAAAGGTTACTCTATTGTAACTGATAGATGGGATGCTGATTTAGTTTTAGATATTGATATCATTTATTTTGATATTGAAAAATCTAAAAGTAGTGTATCTGTATTTCATAAAGATGAAAATGCAGTTGTAATTAGAATGAGAGGCCAGGTTACAAAAGATGGTCAAGTTATAAAAAATGTCCTTGTTGAGGACAGTTCAAGCGAAATTATCGCGTCAACAGGTTTAGTTGCGACAGACGGAAAATTCAATTCTACAGTATCAAGAAACGCTATTAAGAAAACGTGCGTATTGGTTGTGTCTAAACTTTTTTAAGACATGAAGAAATTATTAGTATTATTGCTTACATTAGTAAGCTTTGGGGCAACAGCACAGAACCCTATTAAATTTAGAGCATTATCAGCAGTAGGTGGAGCTACACTTGATAGAGGAGGTACATTTGAGTACATCGTTCAAGCAAATGGTAATGGTAACACTACTACTCGTCAAATCTTGGTTGATATGCAATATGATCAAGTAAACTTTGAATTAGTATCTGTTAACCATACAGGTACAGGTGGTAATGGTGGTGTATTACCTGCAGGCTCTACAATTAATTTAAGTTTCACCAACTACCCAAACTACACTTGGAATGCAGTTACATCAGGTACTAGTGCTAATAACACAACTAATGGTACTACTAACTACCAATATGCTAATTACACATTTAATGGTGCTGGTGGTGCAAATGCAATTTTAAGAACTACATTAACATGGTCTACTACAAACGGTATGCCTTATAGTGGGTATGACAGATTAATTGTTTATGTATTTAGATTAAAAGCAAATTCAACTGCTTATACATTTAATCCAATCAAATTAAACTTTGTTGCTGGTTGGAATGGATCTGGGGTTCAAGAGGCCACTTTAATGGAATCTCCATTATCAACATCAGTATTAATGAACCAAAACTTTGGTAAATTTGTTAGTGCTAAAGTTGATTTAAACTCAAACTTATATAATTTATCTAGTTTAAAAGTATCATTTAAAGATACAGCAACAAATCAAGGACAATTATTCTCAGTATTAGCAGATGGTACAGTTGATATTAACCAATCATTATTAGCAGCTAATACAGTTTATGATGTTAGTTTAATGCATGAGATGGATAAAACATATGCTATCTATAATGGTGCTATTACAATATCTGACTTCTCAACAGCACAAGCTGAATTTACATCTATGGGATTAACTCCAGGAGGTAAAGGTGCAAACTTAAATACAGGTCAAGCATTATATGCTGCTGATATTAACAGAAATAGAGCAATTGATGGTGGTGATTTACCTAGATTGTTAGGTCAAGTAGCAGGTAAAGATACATTAATGACATTACCAGCAGGTTATACAGCAGGTAGTGGTGGATGGATGAGTTTACCAACATGGAGAGCAGCAGATGGTACCACAACATGGGGTCAAACAGAATGGGCTTATGTTTCTCCAAATAGCTATTCAGCTGGAGTTAGTGCTTTAAGAATTGATATGAGAGAATTTCCAGCTGGAACAACTCCAAATCAAGTAAGAAGTATTCAATTATTTGATGTTTACACAGGACCTGTTGAATATATAAGTGAAGATGCTGCTTGGGCATTATATAAAGTACCATCATCATTTGCTAAAGCAACAGACGGAACTTCAACTTATGCAGCATATATAAGACAAAACCAAACAGATTATAACTTTAGAGCTGAATTTGAATTCAATACTTCAGTTAATAATTCTTGGGGTGCTATTACAACTACTAACTGGGGTAATATTACATATCCTAGAACATACTTTAGAACAGGTATTTTAGGTGCAAATGCTATATTAGATTTAAAATATCTTTTATGGGGTGATGTAAACCGTTCTCACTCATCTCAAGTTGTAACTACAGCAGGTGGTTCAAGTACAATTCAAACAAATGCTATTCCAAGCTTACAAATGAATATTGCATTTAATGAAGTTACTCAAAAGATGTCAATGGCAAGTACAGGACCGTTTATTAACACTGATTTTGCTTATACTTCAATTGATGTAAATTTAACTAACCAAACAGTAACTTCAAACACAATTGAAATACCAATTAATATTGATACTAAAGGTAATAGTGTAGGTGGTTTACAATTAGAATTTGCATACGACCCTAATAAGATTAAATTTGAAGAAATGGCTTCAAACGTACCTAATAGCTGGTTTGTATTTGCAAACGCTAAAAATGGTGTAGTTAAATTTGGAGCATTAGATCAAAACAATTCAAACCCAATTAAAGGAACAAACATGCCATTTAAATTGAAATTTTCAACTATTGGTGATGGAGTTGATATATTAACATCAGTAAAAGTATCACAAACAATGGATGCTGCTGATAATAAGGGTAATCAATTAGGTGTAGTTCTAAATTCAACAACAATTAAATTAACAGGATATAACAATTTCTAATATGAAAAAAGCAACATTAATAATGGTTATGTTCTTAGCAGCAGCTTGTACAAAGATTGCTCCAACACCACAACAAACAATTGATTTAGGTGTTCAATCGCAAGCAACTAGTATTAAATCAATAGTTCAAGTGAATAATACAGTAACAGCTGTATTTGAAACTACACCAGGAGCTAAGTATTCAGTACAAGTAATTCCGTTCGGTAGTGAAAAACCATCATTTAAGGAAGGATTCACGGCGAGTGATGTAACAACTCAAAAGATATACAATTTATCAACTTTATCAAAGAGCGACTACGATTTAATATTTATCGACATAAATGGTAAGGAAGTAAAATACCCATTAGTTATTAAATAAAAATTAAAAAATTATGTCAGAAGAAGTAGAACAAGAATCAACTGGTAAATCATTTAAAGGTATTTTAATTACCTTAGTGAGTACAGTAACATTAGGTGTTGGTGGTTTTGTTACCAACAAATTAACAGGTGGTGGTGATGAACCAGCAGCTCCAGTACAACAAGCAGCTCCAGTAATTAATATTACTAACAGCAACCAACAAGCAGCAGCTTCAGGTGGTAAAACTGTGATTATTAAAGAGAAAGAAGTAGCAGCTAAACCTGCAGCACCAGCTAAGCCTAAGAAAGAAGCAGACGAATTTAAAGAGAAACCAGCTGCGTGGTAATATAAAATAAAAAATAAAGTATGCAACAACCAAGTGGATTTAAGGATTTATTAAGCAATATGATGAAACGCAGATGGTACATTACTGCGTTGGTATTAGGTGGATTTATGTTAATTATAGGAGGAATGTTCTTCGCTATATTAAATAAATCTGAGATTGCTGGTGAGTGGAAAGAATTGTTATTATTATTATTAGGAGCATTTATCGGTAGTTATGGTAAAATCATTGACTATTGGTTTAGTGATACTGATAAAGATAAAATGCTAGTTCAGAAAATGGATGAGGAAGATGGTACATCATTAAGTAATACTGCTGATATGCCTAACACCCCAATAGTACCTACAGTAGTTACATTACCAGAATCAACTGAAAAAACAACTGAAGCTCCTAAAGCAGCATTCGTTCCTGTTGAAATCGATGAAGATGGAGATGGAGTAATGGATGGTTTAGATACAGATGGTGATGGTGATATTGATGAGTATTTCGAACATAGACAATGTGAGCACATTTGGGGTGATTCTGATAACGATGGTGATTTAGAATGTTTAAAATGCGGCAAAATCAAAGATGATGATGCTGAACAGGTAGGATAATTGATCACAATTAAAAATTAAAAGTATGGGCTTCTGGAAAGATTTATTTAAAGACAACAACGACATCAACGAAAAATCAGTAGTTGGGTTCTTGTCATTCGGTATGATGGTAATCGCTTTATTTGTAGACCTAATCACAGGTTGGATGGGTAAAGAATTATTAATCAACGAATACATTTTTAATGGTTTCTTAGTAATCACATTAGGTTCATTCGGTATTGCTTCGGTTGACAAATATATCAATCGTAAAGCAGAACACGATAAGGCTAAATTAGATGCTGAAACCGAAGAAGAAGGTTAATTAATTAAGGGGGTTAAATACCCCCTTTTAAATATAAGTTTATGAAACAAAAATTATTCGAAGGGTTTGTAAAGTTAGCGTTTGTATGGGTAATATTTGCCCTATCATTTCAAGTTACAATGTTAACTTTAAGCTATGCTAAACCTGAATTAGCAACAAAAATCGGTAACGAATTAACTTGGGCCTTAGATGGTACCTTTAATAAGTAAGATGTATGAAAAAATTATTAGTATTATTAGGATTGTTCTTAACTATAGGTGCAACTGCCCAAACAATAGGAAGCACTAAAACAGAACAATATAAAGCATCGTTTGAAACTGCTATTGACATTAGTCAATTTATGGATTATGAAGGTAAACAAATACCAATTCAAATCCTTAAAGCAGGTATTAGTGATGAGATATATGAAATGTATCCTGAATTAAAGGAAAAACGTGTTGGATTAGGTGTTGCTAACATTACAATGGAATATCTAGAAAACTTAAACCGATTCAAATTTACAGAAGACAAAACTGAAATTAAGAATCGTATGGTTAAGCAATTCCAAGCATCACAAGCTGGTATTTCTGAAAATAAATTAGACGGTAGAGGTAAAATCAACTTAGCTGAATACTTCGTTACAGTTGAATGTTATGATTACTCAGTATCTGAAGATGAAACTATCAATTTAAAAGACGGTATTAAAGATAATTTAGTAACTAGAATCGGTTTACAAGTTAGATTTACTAACGCTGAAACTGGAGTTGTATTTGGAGCATCTGGTTTAGGTGAAGCAACTACAAAACGTGAGTTAACTTTATTATCTGACGCAACAATAGATCCAATTAAATTTAATCAATCAACAATCAGTATCTGTACTAAGAAAGCACTTGATATCGCTTGTGCTCGTATTTTAAAGAGAATGGTTGATAAAAAAATATTCGATAAGTAATGGCAAATAAAAAATCAAAGCCACGTTCAATGCGTAGCAGACGCTCTGGAGTTAAAAAATTTGAATTAGTTAAGGCTAATCAAGTTATATTAAGTAAATTAAAGTAACATGAGATTCTTATTATTAATACTGTTTCTTGCTCTAGCAGGATGTACCCCGTTACAATATGTGTATGTAGATCCTAAAGATTCAGTAGTTAAAAAACAAAGAATAATATACGATTACCAGTATACACCTTTATTTTATAATCCAATTCCTTATTATAATCCAATTATAATTCAAAGATGGGGTGTACCTAGATACCAACCACAACGTTGGATACCTCAAAGACCAACTCATCGTTTCGTTCCACAAAGACAATTACCTCCTCGTCCATCTAGAAAAAGATAATGAAAAAATGGATATTAAGTCTATTAATATTAGTTTCGTTTGCCTTCGCTAATAAAGCGAATGGTCAATTTATTACTCAAACCTACATTGATCCCTGTGATTCCAAAACATACACAGTATTAGTTCCTATAGCATCAAACCAACCTGGTGTAGTTGTACTTATCAGAAACAAATCTAGAACATTTACATATGCTGATTTTGCTTCAGGTACAGTAACTAAATGGATCAGTGAAATATTCGCAACGCCATGTCCTACAAACACAGCGGTACAACAAACAATAACTGCAACTGTATCACAAGCCGCCTCAACAGCAGCATCAGCAGCAGCATCGTCAGCAGCAAGCGCAGCTTCATCCGCAGCGTCTTCAGCTGCAAGTACAGCAGCTTCCTCAGCATCGTCATCAGCATCATCAAGTGCTTCAAGCGCTGCTTCATCGAGCGCATCAACCGCTTCGAGTGGAACCGCTTCTTCATCTACCCAATCAACTTCATCGTCCTCTTCCTCATCTTCCCAATCTTCATCGTCTTCTGGGGAATCCTCTTCATCAAGCTCAAGCACGGAGAGTTCAGGATCAAGCAGCGAAACAAAAAGCGAGAGCAGTTCAGAGAGCAAGTCAGAAAGCAAATCGGAATCGAAAGAAGAATCTAAATCTGAATCTAAAGAGGAAAAAAAAGAAGATAAAAAGGAAGAAAAAAAAGAGGATAAGAAGAAAGATGAAAAGAAACAACTACGATTAAACCCAATCTTAGTTAATTCAGATCTAACTACAGCTCAAAACCCAACAGGCGGATTTACACCTATTATTTCATTAGGTATGTCTTCATCTTCAGCTGCAGGCGACGCGAGTTGGGGTTTATCGAGTATGATCTATGCTGATTTAAAATCATTTGCATTATCAGGTAACACTAGTAACATGGTGTTTGATAAGAAAGGTGGTTTAAAAGCAATTAAAGCATATTCATATACATTCGCTTGGATGAATGGTATTCCAATGACATTTGGTGGTTACACTTATGTTAGACCACATCCTAAGTATGGTGTATTAGGCTATAACTTATCAATTATTAATATTAAACTTAAAGGTGCAGATAGCTATTCATATCAGTTCGCATCGTCGACTACAGGCTTCTGGACCAAACCTTATCCGTTGAATAAGAAATCAACGGTATCCCCAGGGGTCTTCATCATGGGTTCCCCGTATGCGTACAATACGGAAACCGGAGGCTCCTGGAACTATAACATAGCTGGGTTAGTTGGTGTTGGTTATTCCTATCAATTATCAAAACGATTCGCATTTGCTATTGATTGGAAATTAAATGCATCAACGGCGCCTGGTTCACCTATATTAAACTTCTTCATGATTGGAGCAAGAACAATGTTCTAAGATTGGAGATGGCAGAATTAGGTTGTATATTTAATTATAATAAAACAAAAATTACATTATGAAAAAAGTAATCGCAATCGTAGCAGTGGCTACATTGACAGCTTGTGGTGGTGCTTCAACTGAAGTAAAGACTGATTCAACTGCAGTAGCAGTAGATTCAACAGTAGTAGCAACTGATTCAACTGCAGCAGGTACAGCAACTCCTACAACAGAAGTTGAAGCTGTAAAGTAATAAGTTAAGGCCTATCTTTGGATAGGCCAACTTTCTACTCTAAATTAATGTTATGTATAGAATTAAACAAAAAATAAAACAACTACGTAAATTAATACGTTGGATTCCAATTATATGGAGAGATCGTGATTGGGATTATTATTTCGTTTACGAGATATTAAAACAAAAATTAATTGATACTGAAAAATATATTCGTAGAGACGGTGTTCATTTTTATAATAATCGAGATGCTGATGATATTTTAAAAGCAATTGATATGATAGAAAAGGTGCAAACTGAGTATCATCTTGATAAGTATCTATCAGAGACTACAGAGTGGACTACTGAAGGAATGAATAAGTCTACAAAAGATCATAATAAAGCAAGACAAGAATTATTTAAATATTTAAGTAATAATATAGAAAAATGGTGGGATTAAAATTATAATTATGATAGAATTTATTAAAAAGAATTACGGCAAACTAGGTATGGGATTTGCTCTTACTATGTTGGTAGTTAACTACTTACAACAAAAGGAATTAGCTAAATTACGAAGCGAAATTAAAACCTACCAAAATACAAATTTAGATAGTTTACAAGCTGAATTATTTATTAATCAATCTAATGTTGGTAGATATGAGACTGCTTTAGGTTTATTAAGTGAAGAAGATAGTGTTGCTGCTAAAAAATTTGAAGACAAACTAAGCGAAACCGAGTAGCATATATTTATATCCGCTATGATAAAACTAACTAAAAATAACGGAAAGGAATATATAGTAATTAACACCGAAATGCAAGCTGGCGATTCGACAGCTCCCGTTATAATACAGATTAGTTTAAAAGATCTTAGTGAAGATGATAAGTATAAGATGTATCAAACAGCATCATTGTTACTTAATCGTACAATAAAACGCTCAACACCAAAACCCATAGTTGAGAAAGCATGGTATAAGTTTTGGTAGGCATAATTAAGGTTATAAATTTAAGTTATGAAAACCGTATTAATAGGCGATATTCATGGCCGTCCTTACTGGAAACAAATTACTGAACAAGAGCAAGACGCAGACAGATTTGTCTTCGTAGGTGATTATTTTGATTCATTTACAATTCCAGGTGTAAAGCAAATGGATAATTTCTTAGACATCATTGAATTTAAACAATCAACTGATAAAGAAGTAGTATTGTTATTAGGTAATCATGATTACCATTATTTACCTGAAATTGATGACACATCAACATCAGGTTATCAAACAGTAATGGCTCCTACTTTCAAAATCCTATTAGGTGAGAATAAGAAACACTTACAAGTAGCTTATCAATTTGATGATTTCGTATGTTCACATGCTGGGTTAAGTAGTGAATGGTTAGATGATATGATTGGAGATTGGGATGTAACTAATATGGTTGATAAGGTTAATGAATTATTCAAACACCAACCAGGCTTAATTGCTTATCGTTCATTTAAAATGATAAGTGAAACTGAGTGGATTGGAGCTAGAGGTTATGGTGAGGAAACGTTTCAAGGTCCAATTTGGATTAGACCTAAAGCGTTAATGGCTGCTAATAAGTCAACTCAAGATGGTAAACTTACTAATAAAGAAACACTTAAAAATTTCATTAGACAAGTAGTAGGACATACACCTCAAGATCAAATTGATATTGAAGGCAAAGCTACAGGTGGTAGATATTATTTCATTGACACACTTGAATATGGACAAAATCAATATTTGGTTGTCAAAGATGGAGACGTACATTTAGGGATATTAAATAATAAATAAAAATAGGTTATGAAAGTGATTTACAAATATGAATTAGCAAAAAAAGTTACATTACCAATTGATTCACAAGTTTTAAAAGTTGGAATGCAAAATGGTACTATGCAAATATGGGTATTAGTAGATCAAAATGAGAAAGAAACATATGAAAGTAATTTTGAAATAATTGGTACAGGTCATAGTTTTGAATTTGATTATCTGACCCATACCTACATTGATTCATTATTTGATGGTCCATTTGTATGGCATATTTGGCAAGTAAATAAATAAAATAAAAAATAAATAGGTTATGAAAAAATTATTCAATGATAAACGATGGGAACCCATCTTAATGCTATTAGGCAACATTGCTGCATTTGATTTGATCATATTTCCAGGATTAACAGCAGCAAGTACATTTATTAATATGTTAACTGTGTTAGGGTTTATTGCTGTGTTCTTATTTGATCTTAATTATGTAAAGGAAAAATACTTTACTAAATCAGAGGAAGAAAAAGCACTTGAGGCAAAGTGGAAAGCGGACCTTGATAAAAAGATGAAACAAGTAAAAACTAAAAAAACAAAATAGTATGGCTACATTTAGAAGGTATGATTATCAGTATGACAACTACGGTAGACGTAGAAGTAATGAAGAAATTGATCAACTAGAACAAGAATTTAATCAAAAACAACAAATAATAAAACAAAAAATGACAAAGTTAATTACAGCAGGTGTATTAGGTTTCTTCGCTTTAATATTCTTATTTATGTCGTGTGAGCGTATTGACGCTGGACATGTTGGTGTTAAAGTAAATCAATATGGTGATAACAAAGGTGTAGACGATGTAGTAGCAGTTACTGGTATGGTATTCTACAATCCAATCACTACTAAAGTATATGAGTTTCCAACATTTATCCAACACAAGGAATATGTAGGTGATAATTCATTTATTGTAAATAGTAAGGATGGATCTGAATTTGCAGTATCTCCAATTATGAACTACTCAGTACAACGTGAAAAAGTACCTTCAATCTTCTCTAAATATCGTAGACCACTAGAAGATATTGAAGAAGGATTCTTAAAGACAGCGGTATATGATGCATTTAGATTAGCAACTAACAAATATACAGCTGATGAATTAATTAGTAATAGAGCAGTATTTGAAGTTGAAGTTAGAAGATTACTAGATGTTACCTTATTAAAAGAAGGATTCGTAATTAACCAATTCACATCCAACTTAGTATATCCTGAAACGTTTAAGAAATCAATCGAAGCTAAGAATAACGCTGTACAAGCAGCATTACGAGCTGAAAATGAAGTTAAAACGGCTGAAGCACAAGCTAAAATTAAAGTAGCAACGGCTGAAGGTAACGCTCAAGCGATGTTAACAAGCGCTAAGGCTGAAGCTGAATCAAATAGAATGAAACAACAAACATTAACACCATTGTTATTACAGTTAGAGTATATTAATAAGTGGGATGGTAAATTACCTGTATATGGTACTGTACCTCAAATGTTTAAGAATATTCAATAGAGCTATTTATATATGATAATAAGTTAGGGGGCTCGTCAGAGTCCCCTTCTTATATTCACGTCATGAAAAAAGTAAAAGAACCCAAAGTACATGAATTCGTTATATTCAGTGAAGATGGATTCTTTACTGGGTTGGCTAATGGAGGTGAACCTCAATGGGATATGAATATTAAAAACGGTAAACCGTTTAAAGATGAATGTAAATTAAGAGCATTACAATATGTTGTAGGCGCTAAAGAATTATTAACTGAATATATAAATTAAGTTATGTTAAAGATAGAATTAAAATGGGGTCAAAAACTATTCTTCACATCTGACACTCACTACAACCATAAAAATATTTGTAGAGGAGTTACTGATTGGAGAACAGCAGACGATAAAATACCTGTTGATCAAACTAGAGACTTTAAGGATTTAGGTCATATGAACGATACTATTGTTAATAACATTAATAGTGTAGTAGGTCAAGATGATATCTTAATTCACTTAGGCGATTGGTCATTTGGTGGATTTGATTCTATTAAGGAATTTAGAGACAGAATTATATGTCAAAACATATATTTGGCTTATGGTAATCATGATCATCATATTGAAAAGAATAAAAACGATATTCAAAGTCTATTCACTCAAACATTTCAATATACTTGGTTACACGTAAAGTATCCATCACACGGCGCACTTATAGGTGGACAATATAATTTTATTATTGATCATTACCCATTATGTAGTTGGCATGATATGAATAAAGGTGTATTTCACTTATTTGGACACGTTCACTTACCCCCAGTCCAAAAATTAATGGATGGTAGAAGTATGGATGTAGGTATGGATGGTAATAACATGATGCCTTATAACGCAACTGAAATTATTAGAACATTAAAAGGTAGGCCTGTCCAATCAAATAAATTACCTTCCGACCATCACGAAGAACGATTAAAAAACGAACAATAATGAAACAAAGAATATACTTAGACGATGTTAGAACCCCAATTGATGAAGGGTGGGTTATAGTTAGAAACTATGACGAATTTGTTAGTACAATTGAAAAAATTGGATTCAATAATATTGAATTAGTATCTCTAGATCATGATTTAGGTGATAGTGCTATGAAAGAATGGCGTACAAACGTCTATAAAAATTACCAATTAGACTACAACAATATCACTGAAAAAACAGGATACGATTGTGCTAAGTGGTTAGTTGATAGATGGATAGAAGGTGAAGCAATATTTGATGTTTACACTCACTCAGCAAACGCTATTGGCTCGGCAAATATAATGGGTTATATTAACAATTATAGACACGTAAGCCGATTACCACAAAATTGTGTTAGGGTACAAATTCAACATACAGTATAAGTTATGAAACAATTAATATTATTAAGAGGATTACCTGGAGCAGGTAAAAGTACATTTGCTAATTTCATTTGGCAAAGTGGAGTTATATTTGAAGCTGACCAATATTTCTACGATAATGAAGGTAATTATAACTTTGATGCTACTAAATTAGGAGCAGCACATAAAGACTGTCAATCGAGAGTAGAGCAAGCTATGAAAACTCATGAAGAAAACCCTCAATATTATCCTGAAATTGTAGTATCAAATACATCTACTACTGAAAAGGAACTACAACCATATATTGATTTAGCTAACAAATATGATTATAAAGTAATATCATTAATAGTAGAAAATAGACATGGAAATAAATCAGTACACAATGTGCCTGATGAGAAGTTAGAACAAATGAAAAACAGATTTCAAATTAAATTATAATATGAAAAAGTGGGAAGCAATTTATATGCCTGCATCGGATAGGAATGACCCCTCTAAGGGTGGATTTGATTCCTGTGAAGAAGCTTGGGCATACGCTTCTCAACATTTCTGTGATGATTGTAAAGATTTATTTGACAATGATAAAAGTTCACCATGCGATGCTGAGTGGATGATTGATGAAGAAGATTAAATATTAAATTATGACAAGATCAACATTCAAACAAGAACTAGATGATTATCTTAAATCAGATAAGGGTAAAGCTCATATGAAAGCATTCATTGAAAGAATGAATGTTAAAAATGAAGTTGATAACAGATGGGTTGAAAAAATTAAAACGCATTATGGTGATAATATAGACTTATTAACTGAAAAATTAATGAATAAATATTATTCTGATGAGTACGTAAGTAGAGAATATAAACGAGGTTGTGAACCTAGAGAGCCATTACTTTGGATATTATTATTATATGCTGAAAAGTACGGTGAAAAATGTAGAGATGAAAAATACTGGAACATGTTTACTTCTATGGCTTACTATTTAGGCTCATATGTTATTCAGTTAATGCATGGGCAAGGTTCAGTTATTAGATTAGATAAAATTAAGTTATGATAAACAACATAGAACATATTAAACCATTACTTAACTTCGAAAATGAAGGTGATTTCTATATGTTATACGTTTTCAAACGTAAGAAGGATCAACCTGAAAGCGAGAAGGACAATCACCAATCAGTAAGAACAATAAGATCATACTGTATCAAATCGATTGAGCAATTAGAAAAGCGATATGATGAAATAATGATGCTGTGTGAGGTGTTTAAGGCAAGAGCTTATATTCATGTTCAAAAACAAAACCATAAAGACGTATCATTGGAAATGATGGTAGCGTTAGCTCAAAAAATAAGAGACGGACAACACGAACAACAAGGTTTATTTGATTCGGTTGTAGGTCAACTTAAAACACATGAGAAAAGATGGATTGTAGATGTTGATACTAAAGATGGTTCAAAATTATTAAGTATAATAACAGCAATTGGCGTATGTAGACCTGAAATTGATAATAAAGTTGAAACTATAATTCCAACAAAGAATGGATTTCATCTGATTACTAAACGCTTTGATGTTAAAGAATTTAGTGATTTATTTCCACACATCGATATTCAAAAGAAAAACCCAACATTATTATATTACCCAGATAGTTTAGATGAAATATAGTTTAAATATATTAAATAAATACATAGAGGATGGATTGGTGATTAAACAAGACCACCCATCTTTACCTTTATCAATATACAATTACTCTCGTACTTGTCAATACGAAGGTAAATGGGATAATGTTACTATGACTTGTCGTGGTTTGATCTTAGATGATAAAGGTAACGTTGTAGCAAAGGCGTTTCCTAAGTTCTTCAATATGGAAGAATTGGATTCAATTCCAAACGAACCATTTACTGTAACTGAAAAGTTAGATGGATCATTAGGTATTGCTTTTCATTATAATGGAGAATGGCATTTCGCCTCCAAAGGATCATTCACATCAGAACAAGCTATTAAAGGTAAACAACTATTAGATAAGGAAAATACTGAATATGGAATGATACCTGGTTATACTTACTTATTTGAAATTATTTATCCTGAAAATAGAATTGTAGTTGATTATGGTGGGGTTGAAAAACTAATTGTAATTGGGGTTTATAATAACGAAACAGGTAATGAAGGTAGTATTGATAATATGGTTAGTGAAGGATTTGAAGTTGTAAAACGATATGATGGTATAAACGATTATAAAGCGTTGAAGCAAATGATCGATCCTAACCAAGAAGGATATGTTATTCGATTTAGATCAGGTATGAGAATGAAAATCAAAGGTGAAGAATATGTTCGTTTACATAGAATACTAACTAATTTCTCATCTAAAGACATTTGGGAATTGATGATGAATGGAGACGATTTAGAACCATTCTTAGAACGAGTACCAGATGAATTCGATAAGTGGGTTAGAGACCAAATTAGATCATTTGAGTATGGTAAATACAGTATTAGAGAGTACTGTGGTAAAATACATGATTACTTTAGATATGGTAAATACAATGATGTAGATCCTGAACCAACTAAAAAGGACTTTGCATTACACCTAGAAAAAGGTAATGTATTGCCTGGACATCGTTCAGTGTGCTTTGCAATGTGGGATGGAAAACCATATGACCATATCATTTGGAAGTTAATGAAACCTAAATACGAAAAACCATTTTGGAGTAAAGAGGAGGCCTAAGGCCTTCTCATTACCTTTATCTAATAAAATAATGTTATGTCAAGAATAGACGAATTAAAGAAACAACATCCACTCTACGCTATGAGCGCTATTGATGTCTTTAAAATGATATCACCAAATCAATCTAATAAGTATATTGAAATGCTTATTAAATTAGATAAAAACAAACTCAACCATCATTCAGATAATTATCGTAATGAAGTAGTTGAGTATATAGTATCACATACAGGATTAGATTATAATTATATTCAAACACTTGATTTAGATACATTACAATTCTTACTTGGTACTTTTAATTATATGATTGGTGATGAAAATATAAAACGATTTACTAAGTTCGCTTCATTCATTGAACGTAAATTAATTGAAAACACTGATGTTACGTCTTATTCAACATGGGAAGAAATTGAGCAAGCAGTTGCATTAGCTGAAATCAAATTAATAGATAAGAAATTAGAGAAACAAATTAAAAAGGTATACGAGGACGATACTTGGGTATCCTTAAGACCACTATCACTAGAGGCATCAATGAAATATGGTGCTAATACTAAATGGTGTACTACAACCAATACAGGTCAATACTATGCTCGCTATTCATCTCGTGGCATATTGATTTATAATATTAATAAGAAAACAGGTTATAAAGTAGCTTGCTTTAAAAATATAGACCCAAATCATGATAATGAATTCTCATGGTGGGATGTTACTGATAGAAGAATTGAGGCATTAGATTCAGAAGCACCATCAGCAGTATTAGAGGCAATCAGAAATGAAATTAAAGAAATGCCTGTTCCTAATCAGACATTAATGACTCAAGAGGAAAGTGATAAATTAGAAATGTATAGGGATGGTAATTACAGACCAGGAATGTATGAAGAAGGACCTGGTATAGATAATTCATATAGATCAGGTGGTATAATAGACCATGTTGAAAGTAGTGGTACAACAATAACAAATTGGCCATCAACAGGTACTGGTACTATTTACACTTACAACCCAAATACATTTACAGTTAGTTCAACTACAACCAATGTGGGAATAGGGTTAGGTACTTCAACACCAACAGCACAAATACAAGTTCATGGTGATTTAGAAGTTAGAAATGGAAATATTAGATTTACAGATGATGGGGTTGAAAGAATGAGAATAACATCTAATGGAGATCATATCACATATGGCCCTAATGGAGAACGATATGTGAATGGCCTATTAGATCCAGAAAATTATAACAGAGAACAACTTATTCAAGAATTAACTAGAGAATGGAATGGTGGAGATGTAACAGAACCAGTTCCACCACCACAAATGAATGATGATGATATACAACAAGTTGTTAATTCACTTAATAGAGAATTTGACGATAGTAGAATGGCTGAACTATCACAGCAACGTCTTGAAGATGCAATGGCATCCCAAGTAGCTGAAGCTAATGAACGTGTAGCTGAAAAGCACTATTCACTATTAGATAATATTGAGCTAGGAACATTGGATAATGATGTAAAAATCAAAATGCAAATGTTAGCTGGTATTAAAAATAACCAACGAATTATTCAGGAGTTAGAAGCTGACATTAATAGATTAAGATCCGAGGAGGCACAACCAGAAGTCGTACATTTAAGTCTATGGAACAAGATAAAGAATACTGGGAAAAAATTAGGCAGGCCTTTTACAAACAGGTCAAGGAAACAAATTGGGGCGTTACCGAAGAACGAATATGCAAACGCAGAGGTCGTAAACCGCAAGCGCGCGTGGTGGTAGAAAGACCATTACAATCCAAAGTAGAATATAAACAAGTGAGTAAAACTAAATTCTTTAACTTTCACTAAAATATAAATTATGGCAAGTTTTGATGTTGATGTAGATGATATCATGTATGGATTAGACCGATTTGAAAAGCAAGAGCTAGTAGATGAACTCTATGAAGCGGGCTATATACCTAAAAAGCTAGAGAAAGAATTACATCCTGATGGACCTGAATGGAATGATTCAGTTAGCAAACTATTAGATAACAAATGGAGATTAACAAAGGAAGATGAAGAAACCATTTTAAAAATTATAAATAAAATAGTATAGTATGGGAGACAAATATCAAGCATTAGGTAGTAATTTATTCGGATTTGAAATGTTCGAAGAAATATTTAAAGTGATAAATGAGCGTGGTTACCAAAGTAATGAGCAAATGTTTAAAGCAGGTGTAGCAAGCGCTGAAGCTGCAGTTAGACGTTTACGTGAAGAATATTACGAAACAATTAAAACACAGTTAGATGAGCAAGCAAAAGGGTAAACAAGAAGGGGATTTATTCATGGCTATAACGTTAATAATGTTAGGTTTAACAATCGTAATTTCAATGTTATCACAATGGTTAAGTTAAAAGAGTTCCTAATTATGTTAGGAATACAAACACTAAGCTATGGCTTATTAGTTATCAACTATAGAGCAGTAGCACAAGCACATTACATATGGTCAGCACTATCTGACTTCGCAATTGCAACGTTAGGTTATTTCGTAATCAAACGTATTGCTAATAGCGACAATACATTACATCAATGGTTAGGTTATGCTTTAGGTGGTGTAGTAGGTAGTGTATTTGGTATATGGCTATCCAAGGTTATGTTAGGTGCCTGATATTTATCGGCATGAAAAAATGCCTATTAGCCCTATTATTATTAGTTAGTTTCACAGTTACAGCTCAAGATGTAGTTACACTAACTCACAAAGCGTATACAACGCATTACAGTAAATCAAAACACTACCCAGTTAAAGTTGAATGGTGGATTACTAAAGCAGGTTTAACATGTCCTGTTAAAGTAAAACGTGGTGATAAATTCATCCCAGATCCAAAATTACCAAATGAAACAAATCTTCAAGCAGATTATACAGGCGCTGGATTCGATCGCGGACATAATATGCCTGCAGCTGATGTGGTATGTGATCAAATAGCAAACGAAGAATCATTCTTCTTCAGCAATATGACTGCTCAATACCCTGCATTAAACAGAGGCGATTGGAAAGCATTAGAGATGTTATCTCGTGAAATTGCACTTAAAGACGATTCAGTTAAAGTATGGTGTGGTTCAGTAGGCGTAGCTAAAAAAATAGGTACAACTTCAGTACCAACTCAATGCTGGAAAGTAATATACACTAAAAAGTCTAAAGAATACATGGCATTTATATTTGATAACAATACAACTAAAGCAGACGGTATTCATAACAATCAAGTCGATCTTGCTGATGTTGAAAAATTAACAGGATTTAAGTTTAAGTAATGTTCGTACCAAATCACCTCCACCTATTAGTAAAGGGTTATATTACTAACCCACCCAAGTCAGAAGAAGTACTAAACCAATGGTTTAGAGAATTAGTAAATAAAGTCGGAATGGTAGTTGTAGCAGGACCTACCTCAGTATATGTTAATGAACTTGGAAACGAGGGAATAACAGGTACAGTAACACTAGCTACATCTCACGCTTCAATACATGTTTGGGATGCAATTCATCCTTCAATGTTCCAATTTGACTTATACAGTTGCTCTGATTTCACACCTGAGCAAGTATTAAATCACATTAACGAGCATTTTAATCTACAATCAGCAACGTATCAATTCATAGATAGAAATGATATGGAATTTAAGTTGATTGATAGCGGTAAGTGGGTGGCAGAGCAATAGTCGTACATTCATGTCAAATAATTAAGTATGACAGCAGAATTGATAACTAAATGTTTCGAAGTTGAAAATTGGACCCGTTCATTAACGTTAAGAGGTATGGATAGAGAAGAGATCGTATATCGAATAGATGAAATGTACGAGCCTGAAACATTAGACGAAATGGAGGCGTATAGCGAGGCTATATTATATGCACGTTTAGGAGTATTAAATTAATTAGAGGGGGCAATGCCCCCTTACTATATTTACGTTATAAATAAAATTAAAATAAAGGTTATGAGTTACAACATTGAACAAATTAAGGCAATAGCGCCGTCAGTATTTACAACTGAAAAAGCTTCACATTTATCTGATAAATACATTCAGACACCTACAATCCGTGTTGTAGAAGATTTAATGAATTTAGGTTGGAACGTTACTAAAGTACAAGAGGTTAAATCTCGTAAGTACAAAGGCTTCCAAAAACATTTAATCATGTTCCAAAACCCATCTATTATGATTAAGGGTGCTAATGGAGATGATTCATGTCCCCAAATCCTACTTACCAATTCACATGATGGTAAGGCTGCATTCAATTTTAGAGTTGGTATCTTCCGATTCGTATGTAGTAATGGTTTAGTAATTAGCGATGCTGATTTTGGAGTAATGTCTATCAGACACGTTAACTACACATTCGGTTCATTACAGGTTAAGGTAAACGAAATGATTACTAAGTTACCTGGATTAGTTCAGAAGATTAATAAGTTTAAAACTAAAGTATTAACTGAGCCTCAAATGGAAGACTTCGCTACTAAAGCGGCTGCATTGAGAACTAAGAAAACAGTTAATATTATGAGTATCTTAGAACCAACTCGTAAAGAAGACGTTGGTAATGATTTATGGTTAGTATTTAATCGTATTCAAGAAAAAATATTAGGTGGTTCATATACTTCAGGTGGTCGTAAGGCTAGATCTGTAAAGAACTTCCAAAAAGATATTCAATTAAACGAACAATTGTTCGAATTAGCTGAGTCATACCTTTAATTTTAAGTGAGTGGGGGTGTCAAAACCCCCATCTTATCTTTATTAAACAAATAAGTTATGATAGTTAAAGCGTTATGTGATGTGTATCATGGAGTAACAGGTGAATTAACATGTAAGAAAGGTGATGTATTTACAGTCATTAATATTGTTTATAATCCTGAATGTGCTGATTTCAGAGCTATAGGAATAACTCCAGCATCAGGACAATGGGTTCAATTTAAAGAGACAGGTGGAATGTTACATCGTGCTGCATGCTTTGGAGTATTAAATGACATGGAAAAATTTGATTTAGCAATTAAATTAAAACACGCTAAGGAAACTTTAAATTGATATATTTACGACCATCTAAAACCATGTTACATGAAACGCCTGTTCCAAAGACGACCAAAGCTCAATGAGCAAACACTACCAATGCATTTAATTAATGAGCAACTTGCTTATGTGGGTAAGACTTGGGATGAGGTTAAAGATGATCCAAATTGGTTTCAAAACCACCAACTGACTAAAAAACAGTACAATGAATGGAAGGAGTATAGTATAAAGGCTATACAAGACGTTTATAAATTCGATCACCAACAAGCATCACTTGAATTCAGTTGGTTCGATATGGGTTACGGGTTGTCAGTAAAAAAGTAGTTATATTTATCATCAATAAAATCAAAACATGGCATTTCAAACCAGAGATCAGTTTCAAGACAAAGCGTCAAACAAAGTAGACAGAAATTGGAATAAAAAGTCAAAACGTAAGCCATTAGGTGAAGAGGCTTGGATGGAATTAACTCAAAGAGGTGCTTCACTAGCAGAACAACTTGAGTGGATTAGATTAGCTAAAATTAAAAAAGAAAGACTAAATCATGGGTAAAGTAGAAGATATCAAAACAATCGGTGTTTACTTAGAGGAAGCACTTGATATGGGACTAGAAGCCGAAGTAGTGTATTATGCATTACGCTATATGCAAGAAGACCCAACAATGACACCAGCTCAAGCAATGCAGATGGGTGCTGATGAGTGGTTGAATAAATAGGTTGGATGGCACTATAACGTTCGTATATTCACGTTATAAAATTAAAGGTTATGTCAGTTATTATTACAAACGACAAGTTAATTGTCCACAGTTACATGGTACCCGTTGTGTTTGACTCTATAGTCGACCCAGGCACACGTTACGTTATTGCCGACGGTAAATGGACTGAAATCCCAAACCATTTAGGTTATAAGCACATTACTCACTTTAGAAAGGAGTATAAGGGTGCTAAAAACGAAGCATTCAAAAATAATTACGAAACCGAAGTTGCAGGTAGTAAAGGCAAATCATACACAGTTAAGTGTGTAGATGATGTTTGGTCTTGTACTTGCCCTGCTTATGGTTGGTCAGGTAATTCTCACACTTGTAAGCACATTACTCAAGTTAAAACTGAAAATGGATGGAATTAAAAGATAGAATAGCAACGTTTCGAAAGAATACCTACAATAAATTCTATTGGTGGAGACGCTTTCAGCCACGTCAAATGCTACACAAGTATAATCGTTTAGACGAACGTATTCCAAATGGCGATTTCGAAGTATCAGATTATTATTGGCAACTCAAATATGAAGATGTATTAGAGCAAGAAGCAATCGCTAATGAACTTAATCCAGATAAGAAACACGAAATCAGATGTATGTTTGGAGAGCGTAGACGCCGTTTAACTAAGGATTACGAAGCGGACGAAGCTAAAATATTAGATGAAATGTATAAAGCATTCAAAAACGAACTTGGAATGAAACGTGATGAAGTTGATGATGAAATGCTTAACTTCGATGGTACATTGGCAGAATTCTATACTTACCTTACCAATAAACAAAAAATTAAAATATGTCAAGCAGTAACGACGAACTCCTAACAGACGAACAAATCAGTTCAATTTATGATCAATTAGTAATAGTATTTAGAGATGACGCTGAAACGTTAGCTGAAACTGTATTAAATAACTACTTAGCCGAAGATAAAAACATGTTATGGGCTAATATGGTTGAGTTAGTGGATCAAGCTAAAAAAGGCGAGTTACTAACTATAGATCAAGTTAATTCAATGTTAAAAGAAGATAGCTATGATAATGCTTAAAATATTCTTAATACTATTCATCCTTGGATTTATATCATTAATACTATTAGTAATGGGTGAAACGTATGCCCTAAATAATACTAACCCACGATTCACTAGATGGTGGAGAAAACATTGGATAGGCATTGAAGACGAATTATATTCACGTAAACAAAATAAAAAATAAAGTTATGGCAAAAGCAAATGTAAAAGTAAGTTTAGAAGCAAAAGAAGAAAAGTTAATCACATTAACTAGAGAGCAATTATTAAAGTTAGTCGAAATTCACAGCATGTTAGATAATGCTTCAGACACATTAAACGACATTGATGGTGATGATAATTTATTCGAAATTGGTAAATCAGTAGGTGACGCTTGTAGTGATATTATCAATGCATTTAACGATTTAGGTGATATCATTGATGATAAACGAGATGAAATATTCGACTTTGAAATTGAAGACGAGAATTAATTTAGATTAGGTTAGTAAATTTGGATAGGCACCGTAAGGTGTCTATCTTTATCGTATGAAAACATTAGTAATACACCCTACAGACGCATCAACGGATTTCCTAAAACCGATATATGCAAACCTAACCGACGCCATTATATTAAATGGAGGTGCAACTAAGGACCAAGTTAAAGAATTAATGGTTCGAGTTGATCGTATCATAATGTTAGGTCATGGTTCGCCATTCGGATTATTCAGTGTAGGTAAATTCATAGGTAATAACGGCTATATAGTTGATGCAACGACAGTAGACGCATTGAAACACACTGAGTGTATCTCAATATGGTGTAATGCAGATCAATTCATGAATAGACACGAATTAAACGGATTCTACAGTGGTATGTTTATTAGTGAGGTAGGTGAAGCAACATATTGTGGGTTACCAGGTACAGAGCAAGAAACAGTGACAACATCAAACGATTACTTCGCTCAATTATTAGGTGAAGTGATTAATGAGCCATTAAGTGTAATATATGAGCACGTTAAGGAAAACTACGGATTACTAACCGAAGATAATCCCGTTGCATTATACAATCATAATCGATTGTACTTGGCAGAGTAATGGTCGTACATTGATGTTATAAAATTAAAATATGGAACTAACATTACAAGAATTAAATACACTGTACTACAGTTTAAACGTAGCAATTACACATCACTCAGAACACAAATTACTTGATGTTAATGAAATAAATGAAATAATAGATAAAGTACGTGATGAAATCGATTTAGTAATATACGAAATGGATAATAATTAAAAATGAATATAAATTTAATAATATCATTTACACTATTACTACTACCTTGTAAAATAAAACAAGAAGAATTAAGAATAAGCCAATTAATTCCAACACTCAAACCAGAACAGGTAACAGTAACTACTTACACCCCATCAACAGATGAATGTGATAGTACACCACACATTACAGCTAGCGGATTTAAAATAGACACATTAAATCCTAAGCGACACAAGATAATAGCAGTAAGTAGAGATCTAAAACGTAAATGGAAATTTGGAACTAAAGTTAGAGTAACAGGTATAGGTAAACATAACGGCACATACATAGTTAAAGATGTAATGAATAAACGTTATAAAAAGCGCATTGATATACTTGTAGGTAAGCAAGATAAGCAGTTTAAATTCACAAGAATTAAAATATATAAAATCTAAAATAGTATGGCTAAGCCAATATTCATAGTACGCTTACCATCAACAGCACCAGTTGAGATGGCTAATAACGTTAGAGAAAAAACGGGGCGTAATCTAGGAGACGAATACCATGTACTAGTACTAATAGACATGAAGCGTAAGGGTTATGAAATTAAATTCGAATGCTACAACGCTGATCACAGCGATATAGAATGGCAAATATTAGAAGAACGAGTAAATGCAATATTAAAAAATTAAATAATATGAAACAAATACTATTAGGACTAGGATTAATCACATTAATATCATGTAGTGAACGAGGTGAAGTACGTGAACAACCAAGCGACTTTATAGTCATACACGGTAAGACTTATAAGCTAATGAAAGTAGTACCAGCAGACGGTGAAAATTCTATTTGGATAATGTATCCTAAAGACAGTAACGATGCAATGCCTACTATCCTTAACTAT